TCAGAGGTGGTGTCCTGAAGATATAGCCTAGTATCCCATTATAATGATGGGGAAGTTCATAAGAGAACTGCATAGGAGTAGCGATCCTATGTGAATATTCGCTATCCTACAAGTATTTTGTATTGGAATGACAGATTCATTCGTAATGAAATTGCCATTAAGAGTTTTATCTATGATGAATGCAGACTTTGATGGAGATGCATTAAATATTCTGCATATTATTAATGAAGCATTCTTTGTAAGAGCATATGAGATTTATAATCCAAGGAATGCAATGCAGATTTCCAGAAATGATGGTAAGTTTAATGATTATGTATGCCCTCAGAGGGATACATTGATTAATGTAAACTCATTTATCAATATGGGGAAGAAATATTATACACAAGAGGATTTACAATTACAAGCTCAGATTAATAGGAAATGGGGATGGGAGTAATGAAAGAAATAAAAGTATATCTTGGATATAAATGTGTATCACCAAAGGTAAATTCAGGAGGATTAGATGATTTTGCTATCATATATACAGATTATGCTGTATGCTACGGCAGCACTCCAGAAGAAGTAATGAGAAGTTATTTTGATCAATACCAAACTCATAAATTTGTAAAAGAAAATATGGTCATTAAAAATGAAAATAATTTCTATTATCATGATTATTTCGATATAAATTTCATGAAATTGCCAACAGAATCTACATTGGAAGCAGACTTGATGAAGATGCATTAAGTATTCTGCATATTATTAATAATAGTGAGGTCAGAGAAAATGAAAAGGAGAAGAAGAATTAGAAGGGCTAAACAGTTTATCATTCAACACTATTTTTCAGTATGCATGGCATATCTGGTGATTATGGATCTGATGACATTAATGATATACTTATACTATGTATATCTTTCAGATTTATTATGCCAAGATAAAGTAGCATTCATAATATTCATTGCAGTATTATTGTTTAATATATTCAGCTGCAATAAGATATTTGATACGCTGTATGATAAGAGATATGGTCCTGATGATGACGACTGGTGAAATAAATGAAGGGGCTATCATGCCCCTTCTTTTTTTCGTTCATTTGATAATTTGAACATCATGATATAAGGAGGTGAATTGCATGAGAGCCCGCAGATATATGAGTATCCTTAATAGATGCTTAGCTGTACTTATTACTTCAAGTGCAGGTGTTGGTTATTGGCTGGGGGTTATCATCGATACCATCATTGATAAACCTCCAAGTATAAGAGTTACTATCGCATGTGCAATTATTGCTGCAATACTAGCTATATTATCGTTAGCCGTAATTATAGCTTGGATGAAATTTCTTTTAGAGAGATATACAAGATAGTATTGGGGTGGGGCTCTCCCACCCCCTTATACTGTCGAAACATTGCTGTAAATAAGGAGGTAAATATAATGGCATTAAGAATTATAGATCCTAGAACTATGTATAGTCCTCAACAGCAAGATAGATTTGCTGTGAAATTGTATTCTAATTTATGCATTCCTTCATTTATGCATGCATATTCTATGGGAGTAGAGTATGCAAGAGATTGGTTTCTCTCCAAGATGCCAGTGAATTACTTTAAAAAGGATAATGGTTATAATAGTATCCATATAAATGAAAAATTTGTATTTGATGATTATAGAAAAATGGGTAAAGCTGAAAGATTAAAGAAAGCCAAACCATTTCTTACCATTATTCCACAGATTAATTTTGACTTTGATCTTGATACAGTTCATATGTATAATTATGGTCCTGAATTATTAGCTAACAGAGCACCATATGATTCTTTTTTTAGAGATGGAGAAAAAGGACTATATCTTCTTATGAATATGCAATTGGTTGAATTGAAAGTAGACTATAGAGTATCATTGTATTCTAGAGCACAGCAGTTAGATTTATTTAAGAAGATGGAAATCTGGTTTAGAATTGGTGCAACAGAATCCCAAGATAGAGATATGGATTTCCATATTCCTACAGAAGTAATCTGCAATCTTGCTAATGATGCTGGATTTGAGGTAGATATAGATAATCTGGTTGTAAAAGATTCTATTGGATTTACAAGATATTTGAATAGTCATTCCGCTTTTCCAATGATGTATAAGTTTAGAAAAGCTACTGGTAATTTTGAATATTTCATAAGAATTCCTATGCTGAATGTCCATACAAATATTATGGAGAAATTAAGACCAGATGATGGAGAACAATCAGGACAGCTAAGAACCAATTACAATATCGATATGTCTGCTACTTTTAGATATCCAGCTCCACAGTTTTATGTATATTATACTAAAGATCCTATGGAATATAAGATGTCTAAACATGAGCCTGATAATAAAGATACAATTGATTATGATATCTGTACATATAAGATCGTAGATATACCATTAGTGAACCATTTAGGATGGGAAAAATATGTATGGTCTAAATATGAATATGATGAAGAAAATCATCAAGTGATTGATTTAAATGATATGATAGGTACTAAATCTGAATTTGCTAAAGTTATGAATCATACAAAGTCTTTAGGAATATCACCATCATCATACTTGGATATTAAATTATTTACTGGAGATCCTACTCTAGATGATACTGTGCAATCTCATATGGATTGGGAAACTAATAGTATTATATTAGATGAAGAGATAGATCCTCAGTTACTATATATTGCTATCTATATGGATCTGGCTTATTATAATGAAACTCTTATTACTCAAGATAATAGCATAAGTAATAGAATGGTTCAACATGTAGAACAGTCTTCTAAAGATATGGTAATGAGCAAATAAATGGAGTAGGCTATATGCCTACTCCTTTTCTCCATCTGTTTTTACACTATCTGGTTCAGTCAAAAGATCAATGAACTCGGTAGGAATCTCTTCTGCATTTTCATCATTGATAAACCCATCATCATCTACCATTGCTGCAGCTTCATCTTCTGCGTTTTCAATATCATTGATTCTCTTTTTAACAAGAGCATCATATGCATTCTTTACTGTACTTTCCAAGTCAGATAATTGCAGTGCTTCATTGATTATTTCTAATATGGTATCATCGCTAATGTCATCAGCCAATGTATCAAGAATCCCACCCTTTTCATCGATGTACTTACGGATTCTATGCAAAGCTTCATAAATCATTGCGTTTTTGAATGTCTCGTAATCTTCAGTTACTCCAAGATTTGCCAAGATATCACCTATCTGATTGATAAGAATCTTCTTAATCTCAAGTACTTCTGCATCAGTAAGCATAGATTTCACTCCATTATTACGGACTCTCTTAATAATACCAACTAAAAATACCACAACTAATACTGCGCAGAATACAATTACAGCAATATCTGTACTAGTGATAGAACTTTCAGCAAGTGCAATAGTTATTAAGTCTCTCATATTAATCCCTCCTTGCTAATTTATTTATTTACCACTATGTTTCCTATGGATATTATTACCAGAAACATGCAAATAACAAGGAGGTGTGTAATATATGATCATGCCCATGCAAGTGACTCGTACAGTCACATATCAATGGAATACCACTAATCAATCATTTATAGATATGCATAATTATCTAATGGCTACAGGAAGACGTAATAATGCATTTTTCTTAGTACTGTATGATAGTGATCTATTAAGAGTAGATCCTAGAGATGCAAGGCTAAATGCTATTACTAAAGCTAAAATACTAAAAGAAGTAATGGCTAATTTTTGGTATTTCATTAGAGAAGTAGTACGTATCCCTACAGAAGGTGGACAAGTAGGTGGTGGTTCTCCATATATCTTAAATAGAGGAAATTTAGCAATGCACTTTTTGATGCTAAATAATTATAATCTATTCTTGGAGCTGCCACGACAGATTGGTAAGACAACTGGTGCATTAGTTCATTATCTGTGGGTATTTAATTATAGAACTTCTAATACTGAAATTCTGTTTATCCATCAGAAGCATCAAAGAGCTAAAGATAATCTACATGATTTGAAAGAGCTAAGAGAAGTATTGCCTAGTTATTTAAGAATGGATGCAATGATAATGTCTGATGGAACTAGGGCAAAAGCAAAGAATACTGTAGAGACATTGGAGCATCCTACAAACTTTAATAAGATTAAGACAATGGCAGGGTGCAGATCTGCAGCACAAGCTAGAGGATCAGCCCGTGGTATGACTGTCGCTATGCAGTATTGGGATGAGTTTGCATTTATTAATTATAATAAAGACATGTACCTCGCTGCTATTCCTGCATTCTCTACAGCAAAGAGAAATGCAATTAATTCTGGTTCTCCATATGGCATCTTATTGACTACAACCCCCGGTGTATTAACTACAGATGAAGGTCAATTTGCATATGATATTAGAAATGGTGCTACGCAATGGAATGAAGCTTATTATGATTATAGCAGAGAGATGCTTGAGCAATTAGCAGCTGCTAATACTAAGTCATCGTTCTTCCATGTAATATACTCATATCAGCAGCTTGGTAGAGATGAACAATACTTTGCTGACATGTGCAAGGAAATGCAGTATAATTATCCAGATATCCGACGCGAGATCTTACTTGAGTGGTCTAAGCAGTCTTCTAATAATCCATTTAGCCAAGAAGATCTTGAGACTATTGAATCATTATGCTTAAAAGATCCAAAGTCTACATTATTATTTGGAAATGCAGGTCAGTATCAAGTACAGATCTGGTCACCAATAGATAATATGCAATATCCTCCTATTATAGGTGTCGATGTTGCTGGTGGATATCAATCAGATTCTACTGCTATTACTATAATAGATTCTAAGACTACTAGAGTGGTAGCTACATTTAATTGCAATTATATATCTATGCCAGATACAGCAGGTCTATTAGAGCAATTAGTATATAATTATATGCGAAATGCTGTAGTGAATATAGAACGAGATGGAGGCTGGGGTGGATCAGTTCTACAAATGCTCGTTAAGAGTAAGATTAAGAAGAATTTATACTATGAGATTAAAGATAGAATACTAGAAGAAAAGATTGAAGGTGGACATTCTATTAAACGACCTCAGAAAGTTAAGCAATATGGTACAAATACGAGAGAAGTCAGAGATAGATTATTTGAGATCTTATTCCAGAGAGTTCAATATCATAAGGATAAATTCATTGCTCCTATATTACATTCTGAATTGGAGACTCTTGAATATAAGAAGAATGGTAGAATTGAACATTCTTCAGATGCACACGATGACCAATTATTCTCATATATGCAGGCTCTATACGTATGGTACGATGGACAGAATCTTGCTAATTTTGGCATCTATAAAACCACATTACAGACAGACCAAGAACTTGATGAAGCTACTATAGAATTAGATCATGACTACGGAGAAACAATCGATCTCAATGTTGATTCTAGTGTTTCTGACTCTATCGAAGAACAATATAAACATCTTGGGATAAATAATACCAAGTATATGACTGTAAGAGATTTTAAATTAAAAGAGTATGAGAAAGACCAGAAGACTCTTCAAGATCTCTTAGATAATGATCCAATAGCAAGAAAAGCATATGTTACTCAGTACCATTTAGATCCAGAGAATTTAGGACCAATGGCAACTAGGACACATAGAGATATTCCAGATAATGTATTTATAGATGATCCATATGAGCAAAAAGAATATGATGTTTACCAAGGATCTCTAGGAAGTAGCTTTAAAAATATTTCAGATTTCAGATAGTGATACGTGGGGCTTTTACCCCACGTATTTTTTTATTTTATGCTAAACTGCTTTATATAAATCATAAAAATTCTTTTGGAGGTAATAATGATGAAGTTTACACCTATTTTGATAAACATCGAAGGACTTAACGACGCCGCTGCCCAGAAGATTACTAATACATTCGTTGATAGTCTTGGAAAGGTTCGCCATAGCGATGGTATGGCATTTTATAGAGATTTCCAACCAGTATGTCGTGAGCAGGACTGCCGTGCTACCTTGGTAGATGGTGTAAGAGCTGAAGTCATGGATGGTGGTGATGATTCTCAATGTGAAATAAATCTTGTTTCTGTAAGTGGTGAAGAGAAAGAGTTTAATGCTATTTTGGTATTGAGAAAGACTAATAATATTTATAGTATTGCTCAATTATATTTATTTGTACCATCAGAGAAAGTAAACTCATTGCATGGTCATCATATTACTGTATCTATGACTCTCGATGATGAATCTGAAAAAGAGACTGAGAAAGATTATAAGAATTGTGATTATAATTGCAATTCTTGTACAAGAGAAGATTGCAAGTGGAGTAAGGCTAATAAGTTTGGAAAACCTGCGGATATAGTTGATGAATTTAGTAGTACAATTGATATCTTTGCAGACGAAGATAGTGAAATAGAAGAGGAGTTGAAAGAATATGATCAATCCACAGCTGATGCAAAATCAGACGATTAACAATGTAAATACCGACAATGCAATTGCAGATATCTTGGATGAATTATCATTTGATTATATCTATCATATTATTAATGATAGTTTGAGTATGAAATTTAGACCATATTCTGGGTCTATGCCTAATATTCCATACTCATTAGAGCAGAATTTTAAGATTCAATTAGATGCAGCTCCTAGCTCTAGAGATGCCATATTACAGAAGAGAGAAGAGGTCAATAAAACTATTATTGATATTCTCTGCAATTATTACAATCTCGGATATAATGGTAGTGATGATATATATTCAGATGCTTTCTATATGTATAAATTCCTAGTATCTGATTTTACAAATACTGTAGTGCAATTCTTTGTGAATTACATCATTAAAGAAAAGAAGCATATCTATGAGAATATTAATCTGCAAGAAACAAAGAAAAACAAAGATTCATCATACTCATATTCTAAGAAATTATACTCTAATAATGTGATTGCTGCAATACATGCAAATATTGTTCCTGTAGTACAGGATATTGCGCAATATGATATCACTCTTCAGGATGTATTAGATTTTAGATATATGGGAGATGAACAGAATACTGCATTGCATCTGAGTAAGATTCTTATAGATAATGGTGTATTCTATAATTATATCAGAGAGATTGTATTAAATGATGCCACTATGCCAGACGCAGTGAACTGTATCAAATTACAACTTCAAGCTGCTACTGGTGACATTATTAGATTACAGACTATTTAGGAGGATAATATGGCAGAAGAGAATAATATTAATAAAGCATATGATGATATGCTTAATCTTGCAGATCAATATAGAGATGATCCGGATACTGTAAAGCTTACAGAAGATCAGGTCGATGAAATTGCAGATAAATTAAAAGACATCAGAGAAAGCGATCCATTATTACAGCAGATATCTGATATGCCATCCAATAGCGGAACAGTAGAGGCTCCTAATAATGTATTGAATTATGATAATGAATCATTTGGTACAAAAAAGGTTAAGGTTGAAGTAGATCCTGAATCCGGAGCTAATAATATCATTGATGATGATCTTGATTTAGATGATGATGGTATTGAACCAGCAGATCTTAGCGAGTATCTTGACATGGAATCATATGATTTAGATAAGATTGATCTTACAAATGTAGAGTTATCTAAATCTATTATTGATGAATATGATATCGAAAGTGATGAGATTCCTGAACTATTTAAAGTACTTCAGCAATATCAATCAGGAGATCATGATAGTCCTTATTATAGCAGAATGCCTAAAGGAGTACAAGCATTTGTAGATACAATGTGCATAGAGAATGGCATTCTCAATAAGGCAATGAGAAATGTAACTACCACTACTGTAATCAGCATGATTATTAATGAGATCGCTGCAGATAAATTCCAAGTTGATATATCTGAAGTGATTGATAATGAGATCAGTAAATCTGGTGTAGATATGAGTGACCTATATTCCGATATGATTATTGGAAAGAAGAATAAACTCTATGAAGCAGCAGATAAAGTGGAAAGTGAAAAACCCGATGAAGCAGCATTGCTTAGAAAGATTGGAGATGCATGTGAAGAGTCATATATGATGACCGGTTTCCATAATGCTATTAAAGAGCATAAAATCAAAATCAAGAAGTTTGATATAGAGAAACCATCAAGAGCAATGACTTCTTTTTATGCTAAATATGAGAAATGTAGTCTTGGTATTAATGATCTTTGGGATATTACATATTGTATTCCAAGGCATTTAGCATCTGCTTCTACTCCAGTCTCCCCTGATAAGATCACCAAATATACAATAATTGCATTTACTGTTGGATTTGCTAAATATTGTATGAATATGAGATCTGATAGTATCAGTGATCATGTATTTATGTATTACTTTATCAAGAATATATTGTATTTGGATGCATTACCAAATGGAGATATTGTAGCTCAATTTGGGCAAGATCTTATTGATCGTATCAAAGAGATATTGGAGGATATTCATGATGTCTATGGATATTAATTATCCTGATTTAACTACATCTATCAATAAAGCTGCCAAACAACAGAAAAAGCTTATAGATATTTCTGAAAGAGAAGAAGAGAATAATATGCTTAAAAAGAAAATCAAAAAGCTTGAAAAGAAAATTGATGGTCTTGAAAAGACTATAGATAAGCTTATTGATTGTAACAATGATCTTGTAGATGTAGTAACTGATTTACAGATTATCTGCAAAGACAATAAGAAAGATATACAATCATTATTTGGAGAAACAACCAGTAATTTAAATTTATTTTTTGAAACAGTTTCAGACCTTGAGAGTAAGATAAATGGAAAGGATAGCAAATGAGTGACAAAGAAACCATTAAAGCTCTTACTGATAGAGTATCAAAGCTTGAGAAATTAGTAGAAGAACTCAATACTTCTATAATAAGACTTAAATATGATACAGATCAGCAATCAAAGAATGTAACGTATTTGAGTAGTCATATTGATACTTTGGATAGAGTAGCAGCTTGTACATATTATGGAAGATCTATTTTACAAGAAGAAACCTAGGAGGTGGATATATGGAAAAGCAGACTAACACAAATAAATTATCTATTGTATCAATACTACTTAAATTAGCTAAAGAGTCTACAAATAAGCCAAATAAAAATAAACATGTGGGTGCATAGAGCACCCACATTTTTTCAGTCTTTATTTTAGGAGGTAAATACTATGGATAAAGAATCTACAACTGAAGAAAAATCATAATACCATTCATATATTTAATTAAATATCTAGGAGTGCCGTATCTGGCACTCCTTTTTTCCCGCAACATTAGTTTAATTATTAAATATAAAAATCTGTAGAAAGAGACGGTGAATTGAATATGTTATTAAAGATAGACTGTGAACCAAAAATTACAGTATCTCTCTCATTATCTTTCGATGATGGAACAGTTAAAGAACTGGATATAAAGAAGGGTATGTATGGCACATTTAAATATCTGCAACATGGAGCTGTAAATACAGTTAGTGGAGAAGTTGTAGATGTATCTGTTGCTACATATTCCAAGAAGCCAGCTGCAGTATCTGAACCAGCAGGATATCTCTGTGATCCAAATTATATTAATACTGGAGTAATTGATACAAGACCTGTTCCTAATAGAAGAAAGACTCCTGTTCAGAGACCTCCTCGTCATCCAGAGGTAGTAGATTCTGTTGAGAGACGAAATAAGTTCATGATCAAGGTGCTTACTACATATGCTCAGATTGTTACCATTACATCTGATACTATTCTTGACGTAGAAGTACTGTATACTGATTCTAAACCTATCATGTCTCCTGATGATAGTAATAGAATTAGACTTATGAAAGTAGAAGATGGAAATCTACTTGTATCTATGGATGGCATAGATTGGATTACTGTATCTACTGATGGATCAAGTTCAACAGAATTTACTGCATTAAAGACATTAGTAAATCAACTTAGAGCTGCTGTAGAATCATTCCATGGTAGATTGGATGACTTTATTAAAGATAATACGGATAATTCTACTAGTGGTGGAGATTCATCTAATGGAGATGATTCCAATAATTCTAGTGGTGGCGATAACAGCACTACTGATGGGGATAATTATGATGAGTTCACAGATGATGAACTTGAAGATCTCTTCAATGGAGTTGTAAAAGACAGAGATGATACATCTTCTGGAGATGATAACTCCGGTGAAGATAATTCAGGAAGTGATAATGAATCAGGCGAAGATGAGGCTAATAATAACTAGACCTACAGATATTATAGAAAGTGAGGTTTGATTATGGCTACTCAAATGACTGGTAAAGTCCGTAGAGCTAGGAAAGTTGATCCTAATGGTAATATCTATTATGATAGAGGAGTCAGTGATATTATCTTTGATCCTGAGAGAGGTATTAGTGTAAAGCAAGATATAGATAATCTAAGAGCAGGATTAAAAGCCTGTCTAGAATTTGTAGCTGCTAATCCTAAAGGAATGGATGGAAAATCTGCATATCAAATTGCATTGGATCATGGGTTTGAAGGTACTGAGTATGATTGGTTATATTCATTAACTGGAGATCCTGGGAGAGATGGCTTATCAGCATATGAGATAGCTGTCGTATATCTTGGCTTTGAGGGTACAGAAGAAGATTTCATTGCATCTCTTAAAGGAGAAAAAGGCGATAAGGGCGACTCTGGATATGATATAGCTGTTAGAAATGGCTATGAGGGTACAGAAGAAGAATGGATCAACTCTAATATGCAATATGAAGAAATGACAGAAGATGAAGTTGAAGCTATATATGATGAAGTACTTGCTAAGCATAATTCATATGATGGTGGAGATGGATATGTTAGTCTTTCTTCTCTTAGTGATAGGATTACTGTTGTTGAAGATGAGATGGGTAATACTATTATTAAGATTTCAGCTGATAATGGAGATCTTGATGTGACACATTACGATGGTACAGTTGATGTAGTACCAGTTGCCGTTAGAAATACTGATGAGGAAGTCCAAGAGGCACTTGATTCAGTAGACGCTGAAGACTCAGCAGATGTGTAAAAATAAAATAAATGGAGGATATACATATGGGCACAGTAAAAGTTTTAAGCACTGCAGGAGTTCAAAAATTAATTGACTTAATATTGACACATACAGACAGCGTGGCTGCAGGCTTGGATGAATCATATAATACCAAGTATACATCTATGCTTGATAATATGAACTCTATTAGCAATAATTTGAATACATTTAAGAGTGATGTAAATACTCAGATTAATGCTATTGGGGATACACTTCAGACTATTACAGATTCCTTGGCTCAGATTAATCAAAAGATGGATGATCTTTCAGATTCTCTAAATACCAAAGTGGATGCATTGCAAGAGAATTTTGATAATCTTGATTCTCAAGTTAATTCAATTAATACTACTGTAGTAGATTTAACTGAGTCTGTAAATACTATTCAAACAGAAAGCATTTCAGGCATTCAGGATTCCATTACATCTCTTTCTACAGATATTACAGATATTAAAGCTGCTATGGATAGTATGATTGTAAATATTGAGAATGATTTGGATACTGGCAATTTCATTGTATACCATTATAATGGCGATGTTATCCGTAGTAAGATTGTTGAATCTATCTCTGATGAGGATATTGATAAGATTGCATCTGGTGAGATTACTGAAGATAACGTTGATGATGATACTGGTAGTAAATCAGAAGAAGAATCTAGTGAGGATGAGGTGTCCTAGTGGGCACCTCTTCTTTTTGTGAAATTCTGATCAAACGACCGGTAAAAAATTAACATCATGATAATGATGGCATTTGAGTATCTTATTATACCATGATAAGGCCCATTTGCAAAATTTAAAAAGGAGGAACGATATATGAGTTCTCAGTATTTATCAAAATCTGGCTTAACTAAACTTTGGTCCAACATTTCCAGCCAGTTCGTCAAGAAAGAAGACGGTAAGGGCCTATTCTCTGGTGCATATGCAGATCTTACTGGTGCTCCAACTAACGTCAGCTCATTCACTAATGATGCTGGCTATGCCGTAGCTTCTGAAGTTGCTGATACTTATCTGACTAAAGATGATGCTAGCACTACTTATGTAACTCTTGAGAATTACAATGAGAAGGTTGCTGCTCTTGAGCAGGCAGATACTGATAACCTTGCAGCTGCTAAGAAGTATGCAGATGATACATTTGTTACATCAGTAGACTATGAAGCAAAGGTTAAAGAGCTTGAAGAAGCTGGAACAGATAACTTAGATGAAGCTAAGAAGTATGCAGATGATAACTTCGTTAAGTCTTCTGACTATGCTACTGACAAGGCTGCTCTTGAGAAGGCAGATACAGATAATCTGGCTGCTGCTAAGACATATGCAGATGATAACTTTGTTAAGTCTTCTGACTATGCTACTGACAAGGCTGCTCTTGAGAAGGCAGATACAGATAATCTGACCGCTGCTAAGGGATATGCTGATACTGTATCTAGTACAGCATTATCAGATGCTAAGTCTTATGTGGATGATGCTGTTGGCGCTATTACTGGATTTGATTTCCAGATCGTTGACGCTCTTCCGGCTGAGGGAACTAAGGGTGTTATTTACTTAGTAGCTGCTGCTGAAGGCGACAATGTTGTTGCTGACGACAACTCTTACAATGAGTACATCTACATTACAGATAGCACAGGACAGTCCTCATTTGAGCTTATCGGTACCACAAAGATGGATCTTACCGGATACCTCAAGGAGGTTGATATTGTTGCTATTACAGATGATGAGATCGATGAGATCTGCAAGTAGTATCATCTAAATCATCAATCTAAGTAGGAGGAAAATGGCATGGCTACACCTGTTAAAATAATGGATATTAATGCTCTCTCCTACCTGTATACAAAGCTCAAAAATAATATCGACGATTTCCAGAGTGATTCAAAAACAGCTCTGGATGAAGCTGTAGAGGCTGCTAACACAGCAGCCTCTAATGCTCAAGAGACTGTTGACAAAGCTAATGAAGTATTACAGAATGCATCTGATGTATATGCTACAAAAGATGAAATGAATAGTACTCTTTCAGATGCTAAGTCATACTCCGATACCAATTTGGCTACTGCTAAGTCTTATTCAGATAATAATCTGAGTGCAGCAAATTCTCATTCAGATACAAATCTGAGTACAGCTAAATCCTATTCAGATACAAATCTGAGTACAGCTAAATCATATACTGATTCTAAGGTAGCAGCTATTTCTAATATTGGTACATCAGCTCCGTCGTCACTAGCAACCGGATCAATTTATTATGTATACGAGTAATAGAGAGATATTTTGACTAGTTTTTGGACTTGTATTTTTTTAGAATGATGAGATTGAAAAGTTTATGTTGGCTAGACCATCATATAAATAAAGGAGACTAGAAAGTATGGGACCTATTAAGATTGTTGACGCGAATAATCTTCCGTATTTATATAAAAAGCTCAAGACTAGAATTGATGACTATCAGACTGAGAATAAAACAGAACTTTCTCAATTTCAGACAGACACAGAAGCTTCTATATCTAAGTATAATGAAGGTGTGGCGGCTGATCTAAGTGCTCTCAAGAGTGATACAGAATCATCTTTAGAGAAAATGAAATCCGATACTACATCTGATATCGAAGCCATCAAATTTGATGCGCAGGCTAATTTGGATACACTCCAGACCGAAACAACCACTGCTCTTAGTAAGTTGGAGAGTGATGCTAAGGCCAATATTGATACTTATCAATCTAGTATGGAGTCATCCATTAATGATGCAATTGACACTGCTACTTCAGCTGCTGCTACTGCAATAGAATCTGCTAATAAAGCTGATGAGTTGGTAAACAGTGCAGACTCTAAGTACGCTACAAAGGAAGAGCTTAAGAGTGCTGCAGGTAGCATTAGTACGCTTGAGTTTAATAAAGTTGATAAATTACCTGATACAGGAGTATCAAGCTATATTTATCTTGTGCCTGCAACGGATGGTTCAGGTGATGATATTTATGATGAGTATATTTGGGTTGATACTAGTTTTGAGAAAATTGGTACGACTAGAGTAGACCTGTCGCCATACCTTACGAAAGATAGTGCGTCCGAAACATATTTAACCAAAGATGATGCTGGGGATAACTATCTTGGCAAATCAGACAATGCTGCATCTGCTACTAAAGTAGGTAAAGCATTGACAATTTCATTGAATGGAACATCACAGGGTTCATTCGATGGTTCTGCTGCTAAGAGTATTAATATTACTCCTAGTAGTATTGGAGCTGCGGCATCTAGCCACGGCAATCATGTACCTACAGTAGAGCAGGCAAACAATGCTAGATTCTTAAGAAATGATAATTCTTGGCAGAATATTACTCCTGCAAATATTGGAGCTGCTGAAACTGATCATGGTACACATGTAACTTATGACGATAATAATACCCCTAAAGCAAATGGTACTGCAGACGTTGGAACTGCTACTACTGTAGCAAGATCTGACCATGTTCATCCAGAGCAGACATCTGTTACTGGTAATGCTGGTTCAGCCAATAAAGTAAATAATGCTTTAACCATTTCTTTGAATGGTACATCTCAGGGAGCATATGATGGCTCTGGAGCTAAGAATATCAATATTACTCCTAGTGCTATTGGAGCAGCTGCAGCATCTCATGGTACTCATGTAACATTTGGAACTGCAGATCCTGAGGCAAATGGTACTGCATCCGCTGGTACTGCTGTTACAGTATCTAGATCTGATCATGTGCATCCAGTACAGACTTCTGTTACTGGAAATGCTGGAAGTGCAGATAAAGTAAACAATGCTTTGACTATTTCTCTGAATGGTAAATCTCAGGGAGATTATGATGGTTCTGAAGCTAAGAATATCAATATTACTCCGGCTACTATTGGAGCTGCCGTATTATCACATGGAGTTCATGTAAGCTATTCAACTTCGGAGCCTGCAGCAAACGGTACTGCTTCTGCAGGATCTGCAAGTACTGTAGCAAGATCTGACCATGTTCATCCAGCTCAGACATCTGTATCAGGAAATGCTGGAACAGCTGATAAATTAGCCACTCCAAGGACAATCACGTTGACCGGTGCTGTAGTTGGAACTATGGAATTTGATGGATCAGATAATGCATCAATGACAACTACAATCATTGGTGACTATACTACTGGAGATGACCTTGCCAAGGGGTATCTTGGAATACAGGATACAGCAGTAGCTGCTAAGAAGTTGTCTACTGCTAGAAAAATTGAATTAACTGGTCCTATTACAGGATCTGCAACATTTGATGGTTCTGAAGATATACAGATTGAAACATCTTCCGATACTTATGCAACTAAAGATGATCTTGCATCGTACGATGAGACTTGGTTGATGGTATATAAAGCACTTTCAGATAAAGTAGATGGTATTACAAGTTTTGAAATGACTGTAGTAGACGCATTACCAAGTACCGGAGATAAAGGAACTATTTATCTCATTAAAGCATCTGATGGCGAGAATGATGATATCTATGATGAATATTTATGGATAGAAGCTAATTCTAAATTTGAGAAAATTGGTACTACAAGAGTAGATCTTACACCATATCTTAAATCAGCAGATGCTGCTGGTACTTATTTAACTAAGGATGATGCTACAAGTACTTATCTTGATAAAGATAGTGCATCTGGTACTTATTTAACCAAAAACGATGCTTCTAGTACTTATCTTGATAAAGATAGTGCATCTGGTACTTATTTAACCAAAGATGATGCTACAAGTACTTATCTTGATAAAGATAGCGCATCTGGTACTTATTTGTCTAAGAATGATGCTTCTAATACTTATCTTGGAAAAACAGCTACTGCATCAAGTGCAAGTAAGTTATCTACTGCTAGAAAGATTGAATTAACCGGTCCTATTACGGGATCTGTAACATTTGATGGATCAGGGGATGTACAGATTGAAACATCTTCTGATACTTATGTAACAAATGATGATCTTGCATCGTACGATGAGACTTGGTTGGGACTATATGATGCACTTTTAAATAAAGTAGATGGAATTACAAGTTTTGAAATGACTGTAGTGGATGCATTACCAGATACTGGAGATAAAGGAACTATTTATTTGGTTAAGGCATCAGATGGATCTGATGGTGATATCTATGATGAATATTTATGGATAGAAGCTAATTCTAAATTTGAGAAGATTGGCACTACAAGAGTAGATCTTACACCATATCTTAAATCAGCAGATGCTTCTACTACTTATCTTAAGAAAACAGAGACTGCGGCCGCTGCTAAGAAGTTATCTACTGCTAGAAAAATTGAATTAACCGGTCCTATTACAGGATCTGCTACATTTGATGGATCTGGTGATGTACAGATTGAAACATCTTCTGATAAATATATAACAGAGGATGATCTTGGAGATCTTGATGATTTTATTAATAGTCTTGATGCTTTTATTAATAGTTTAGGCCATGGTATAGCTCAAGTAGTTGATTCTCTTCCAGATGAAGGAGTGCCTGGAACAATATATCTTGTAGAAAATGGCTATGGGTCTGTTAGCGATTCATATGATGAATATGTATGGATAAGTAGTACATCAGAGTATGAATGTATTGGTATATCGAGCTATTATTATAATAATATGATTGTTAATGCATTAGATAATGCATTAGGAGGCATTACTGGTTTTGAAGTAAGTATAGTTGATTCTTTACCAAGTACTGGTACTGATGGAACTATTTATCTGATTAAAGCATCAGATGGATCTGATGGTGATGTATATGATGAATACTTATGGCTATCCACTACATCTAAATTTGAGAAGATCGGTAGTACAAGAGTAGATCTCTCTCAGTATCTTAAATCATCAGATGCTGCTGGTACTTATTTAACCAAGGATGATGCCTCTAGTACTTATCTTGGAAAGACAGCCACTGCATCAAGTGCAACAAAGGTTAGCAATGCTTTGACTATTTCTCTGAATGGTACATCTCAGGGAGCATATGATGGTTCAGCTGCTAAGAGCATCAATGTTACTCCGGCTGCTATTGGAGCTGCTGCATTATCACATGGAACTCATGTAAGCTATTCAACTTCGGAGCCTGCAGCAAACGGTACTGCTTCTGCAGGATCTGCAAGTACTGTAGCAAGATCTGACCATGTTCATCCAGCTCAGACATCTGTATCAGGAAATGCTGGAAGTGCAGATAAAGTAAACAATGCTTTGGCATTTACTTTCTCAGAGAGTAGTGCATATAAGGATAATGAATTCTTATATGATGGATCTAGTAAATTAAGTCTTGACATTACACCAGATACAATTGGTGCTGCTAAAGCGGAACACGGATTACATGTTGAATTTGATGATGTGAATTATCCAGCAGGCTGCAATTATTATACTTTTCCTGGTTACTCTGATAAAGTTGCAAGAGCAGATCATATACATCCTTATCCAGAGTATGCAGCAATTGCTGGTGAATTAACTAATTCGATTACGTTTGAATTTCCAGACAATCCGAATTATTTTGATGAGCCTACAGTATTTGATGGATCAAAAGCAGCTACAGTGGAATTATCTCCTAACTTCATTGGAGCTGCAGAACTTGCACATAAGCATAGTATAACATTAACTGGTGCTATTACAGGAACAGCATCTATTGGTCAAGGCTCAACAACTATCACAACTAAAGTATCTGCTGGAACTTCTGTTCCAACAACATTAGCAGATGGTGCTGTTTATTATGTATATGAGGATTAGAAATAGAATAATCTGATGGCTATTATGCCATCAGATTTTTTCTCAAAAAATAAAAAAAAAAGAATAGACTTTCGGTTACAGCTTCCGCTGGCCTAGGCCTATTCCTTTGAGTTCATGCTTCCCATTTCAGGGAGCCAGCTACAGCATTTTGATTGGTTGCTGCTAACCAAACAATTTTCGGGCATATGCTAGGCTCGCGCGTATTACCTGCATATGCCGTGTGCTGGGCATCACAGCTTGCCACTTGAAATAAGCTATTTGAAGGTATAGCCTCACCCTGCAACAAGATGATATTACCCATCTCATTCAAAGTTATATTATGTAATTGAAAATATTGACTTTTACAATATTGAAACTCTATATTAATTATAATAAGAGGAGGTTATTTATATGCCTAATTTTAGAGTACCTCCATTCTTAAAAAGAGATGGAGAATCATTATTATATAATGGAGAAGGCCAGCTCATCTATGCTGTTCCAGAGGAATATTTTGTTGCTAGAGTAGCAGAAGAGTATGGATCATATTATGCTATTCTTGGAATCTTTAATTACGTTCAGACCAATAAATCTGGTGGTAAAGTTGGTAAGACCAGAGCATTTGATTTCCCTACTAGATTTCTTTGTAAGCCATCTACTACAGAAAAGAAAGTATCTGGAGTAGAGATGAATAAAAAATTTGGCGGATTTGAAGATGATGTGCAATATAGACTATTATTTTTTAATAAAGGAGACCAAGTAGTACAGTCAGTACATATACCAGAACAGATTGAAAATACAGAAGATTTCTTCAGATTATTATTCATTGTAGCACGTATCTCTAACACAATCCCATATGATAAAGTACATGAATATATCAAAGAGAATATTAATCTCTCTGGTAATGATTATAATATCACAGCTCAAATGCTTGGAATTATATCTTCAGAAATATTCAGAGATAAAGATGATATATCTATACCATTTAGAAATGGTAAGAATATTGATAAAGACATGAAAGCATATAAGGCCATTTCTGTATTAAAGACACCAAATTATATTGATCCATTTGTATCAATTACTAGCCAATATTGGGATGAAAGTCTTATGTCTGCTATCATGATGTCAGAAGATAATATCAATAAAGATAGCCCATTAGAGAAGATTATGATGAATTAAATGCTGTAAATTCAATTATCTATCTGTCTACCAATACAGTATTTTTTAACATATGTATAAATTGCAGAATCTTTTCCTGCAAAAATTATGATATATCATATAAGGAGGAAATAATATATGTACGCTGGATCAGAGTTCAATTGGTATGATCAGTCTACTATAGCGTCAGCTGCAGCTGATGTAGACATCAATCCAAAAGTACGTTACTTTTGTCTGATTACATCTGACAAGGGAACTGAAGATCTCACCACGCTGTACGGAGATGATTGGACCTCAATGTATGGATCTAGTCCATCATTTGAGAAACATGGCCAGCCATTAATTCAGGCTAAGCGAATCATCGATGCTGGTGGTGTATGTATTACAAAACGTTTAGTCGCAGACGATGCTACATTAGGAAATGTAGCCATTGTTGCTTCTGTTACATCAGAGACTAGAAATAAGAGTGATTCTAATGGTAACCCGTTATACATTGATGCTTCTGGTAATGAGACCACAGATCCTGGAACAGACAATGCTAGGGCTACATATGATGTAGCTGTTATCTCTCATGGACTTATGTCATTAGAGGGAGCTAAGACTTCTAAAGAAGTCATGCAGAATGCAATCGATGCGACATTCCCAGAGAATGGTGTATACCCATTATATGTATTCTCTGATAATGGTAGAGGAGCAAGTGGTAAGAATATTACTGTTAATCCTGAGTATTCATTATCTAAGAATGGCAAGTATATGATTTATACTTCATCTGTAATGGAAGGTACCCAGAGATCTGAGCAGGCTAAGTTTACTATCGATCCTTCTATTATCTCTGCAAATACATCTCTTGCATTATCTGAGTATTCCATGGACCAGGTTGTTTGTGGTACTATCTCTGATAATGTATATGCATTCGTTGCTAAGTTGGCTGAGATTACTGGATATGGTGAGGATTATCTCTTAACTCAGGATTTCTTATTCGGAAAGACCTTGAGAGGAAATGACATTGCTGGTATTGAGTTTGATGAGTCATCTGTTGATATTACTGCAACTTATGGTGTAGAACTTCAGAATGGTGATAATGGATCATTTGGTGATAAGCCATTTGGAACAACAGCATATACTGAGAAAGCTGTAGCATATCTGGACGGCACTGAGACAGATGAGATCTATGATTTCACAGTTCTTAATGCTGATGTGGTATTTGATGCCAACTATCCGGATGCTGTGAAGGCAGCTATTGGAGAATTTGTAGACTGGAGACAGGATATGTTCTTCTTTAGAGATCTTGGATTGGATAATACTAATTATGAGATGATTTATAATAAGGTATATGAGAGTGCTTGCCCGACAAGTAAGTTTAATGGAATCTATTGCACATCTTATGATGTATATGATCCATTGACTAAGAATCCAATTCAGGTTACTATGCTGTATAATATGGCTCCATTGATTATTCCATTCTTTTCTGGTGGACGTAATCGTCCGCTTTGTGGACCTTCTAATGGAATGTCATTTACGGATTATATTCCTGGAACAGTTAGATTTACACCTCGTATTACTCCGAAGGTAAATCAGAAGTCCTTACTTGAGGATATTAGAGTAAATTATGCAACTAAGGTGGATGCTACTACAGAAGAGCTTACGATTGAAACCTGTTATACATCTCAGGATGCTTATACTCAGGCTTCGTTCATTAATAACATTCTTGCTATTCAGCAGGTTATCAAGGCAGTACGTGCATACTCTCCGAAGGTACGTTATCAGTTCTACACTACGTCAGACTTCTCTGATTATGCTAGTGCTATTACAGCTAACGTTCTTGATGGATATAGTGCTAACTTCAATACTCTTGAGCTTGTATATACGCAGGATGCTATTATGGCAGAAAGAAAGATCTTTAAGGCTGCTATTCGTGTTGCTTGTGGAACATTCATTCAGACAGAGATTTATGATGTATTCATCATAAATGCAGAGTAACGGAAAGGAGAATTGTGTAATGTTTAGTAATGTTAAAGTACCAAGAAACTTATGCGAGTATAGACTTTTCCGTGGAGCAGCCGATTTCGGTAATCTTAAGCAGTGGGATCTGTATGAGAAAGGTTACTCGTTTCTTACTGTAGTTACTGTACCAGAGTTTATTAAGATGCTCGCATCTAGTGGTGTATCTGAATCTTCTGGTAAGTATTCCGATATTAAGAATATTGCAGCAAGACTGTTAAATAACTTCGTGTACATTCTTGAGCATGAGTTCCGTGGTCTTACTGGATTATCAAATATCACGGCTGATACATCTGAGATCGGCGATGGTATTTCTACTATTGCAATGATCAATAAAGTAAATGAGGATACCTCTATTACTATTCAGATGAGCTTCTTTGAGAAGTCTGGTCGTACAATTACAAAGTTCTGTGAGTTTTATCTGAGAGGTATCAAGGATACTAGAACTCAGGGTAAGACATATTGGGGACTTATTGAGAGTGGTGCTATGGAGGCTGGATTCCAGAACGAAGTATTCTCTCTGTTGTATTATGTAACAGATAATACATATCGTCATCTTGAGGGCGCATATCTGTTTATGTGTGCTCAGATTACTGAAGTACCTCTTACAGAAGTATTTGAATCTGAGAAAGGTTCTTATAGCTTCCCTGAGATCAGTGTATCATTCAACTGCTTCCCTGTTACTGATGATACCATCAATGCAGAAGCAGCAAGAATGCTTGACTTCATTCTTAGTACAGATGCTGGTAAGGATCAGCTTATTGTTGATACTCAGTCTACATCTTCGTTCACTGTATACAATTCAGATGGGTCTGCTCGTGCTGGATACTATACTGGTGAGACATATATTGAGTCAGCATATGGTCTTAGACTTGCTGGCAATGATACAGCTACATCATATGTTGGAGCTGGTGGTGGAAATGGTAACAACAGTGATGCTGATTATGTCAACAGCTATTATGAAGCTCATAAGAAGAAAGGTCTTTCCAAGGATGCAACTGATGCATACAATTGGGATAGAGGCTAATATAGGTAACAATGTAAACCAAGTATATATAAAATCTAAATCACACCAAATCAAATGGGTAGGCTTAAATGCCTACCCATATTTTTATTGTTCTTCTTGACCTGTTGATTTAGATGCTACATTTACTTTAGCTAAAGATTTCATATTATCAATAGCTCCAATATCTACATGAGTTCCTACAAAGTGTCTCATTAATAGATTAGTAAGCTCAGCCTTTTCATTATCATCCATATCACTTCCAAATATCTCTACTATATTCTGTACATAGGCTTTAGCATTTTCAATTACGCTATTACTATTAGCCATAGTAATAAACTTAGGTGCTGGAAGCATAATCTTAATTACTGTATTCTCCTCAAATTCACAATTATAGATCTTAGTAATTAATTTGGAATCCATGGTTTGCTCTTTATTCTGTCTTTTCTGAACAAGTGTCATAAATTTACTATTAGAGATAGTATAATGCACTGCATAGTCTAATCCCTTAGTAGCATTAATTAACTCTAATGGCACTCCAATGGGCTCTATGGCGTTTTCTTCCATTGAGTTGAGTAATTCAGTAGGAGTTTCTATATTTTGCCCCTGCATAGTCTCGAAGCGCACAGGAGCCTCACCATTGGGGCCTGTAGGAACGATAAGATCATTATATTTGCCTACGATTCCTAAAATATTATTTATAGATTCCAGCTGTCTAACACCAAAGTTGCCCTTCTTAATTTGGTTTACTACATTCATAAGAGTCTTAGCTACATTAGTTTCAACACCTGTTTGCTGTACGTAGTATACTCTCTTATCTTGTCCTCTAGTAACTATTCCTACAGCATTACATAATGTAATCATGCACCATACAGTAGCAGGAACCAATCCATCCCATAAATCAGAGATTCCTCTATGGGTCTTGGGATCCATTCTATAGTAGTGATGATGCATATCCTCTGCAGGGATAAATGTAACATCAAGCTGACCATTAGGATCACTAGGATTAAATGATGTATCATACTTCAGCATCATATAGATTTCTTTAGCAAGATCTCCATTAGAATTAATGAATTGAGCATCTATCTTGCTACAAATCTTTCTAGCTAAGTATCTGAGTAATTTATCTTCATTCTGGTTTGTCTGATCTGCATTATTCCTACCAGTAGATACTACACTATTTCTAAACATAGATGATGTATCACCGTAGCTATTATTCATATACTTGATATAATAATATCCAAGACACACATCTTCAATATATACTGGATACACATGCTCTCTATCAAGTATCTTTACAACACACCCTTTAGTGGTAATATTTACTTTCTTATCTGCATTACCATTCTTAGCATCAATGAATCCATCGGAAGCAGATTTATCTAATTCATCCATCTTAACTTCATCAGGAATCATTTTATCAAACTTCACTTTTCCATTATCTTCTTTACTAGCAGCTTCATCAATAGTTCCTTCTGATATAGCCATTTCATTTATGAATTGCTCATATAATCCTTTAGGAAGTTTCTTTTCTGCTTCTGTAATTGTGACATAATCATCTGCAACTTCAGATAATACACCAGTATTTAATTTAAGAGTAAATTGCCCATTACTTGATGATAGATTTGGAGCATCCTTATCTACTAATAAGCTACCTGTATCAGATACAAATGCTCCTTCTTTAATTATGGCAACTTCGTGCTGCAATGGATTGTATGCTTTTTGTATTCCAGTCCCATTTTTCTTAGTAAGAATCTTTTCAAATGCTTTCTTATATGGCACATGATATACATAGCATTCTCCATATTTCTGTGTACGAGCGCACATTTCATCTAATAGATCTTCTAGTCCATATTTATCTTTCAATACAAGAATTCTACTAGAGAAATCTTTATCATCTCTATTTAATCCAGAGATGATATTAAGATAGTCCTTACTAAAAGTCTCAGATACTAATACAGAATCCTTCTTAATGTCCAAAGCATTCTGTAATTTAGGCATATATTTACATACAGAGTCTATCTGCTCATCCATTTGCTTAATAGATCTAGATTTACCCCATACTTCCATTAAATTACTTACCATGCTCTTATCTTCAAAAATGGAGAAAATATCTTCACTGAAGCTACCCATGGTATCTTTCTTAGTATTAAGCCTATTATATAATCTTGATATGTTTGGAATGCCTTGAATATCACTATCATTAGCAATTAATGCATCAATGGAATCCATAATATCATCTGTAATATTATGAAGATTCATAGAATTAGATATATTGGTACTATACGTACCTTTATAGGCATCCTGCATCTGAGCATCAAGTGCATCTAAGCGATTATTGATACTACGCCAATTTACTGACGGTTTCTTGGTTTTAGCCATGATACAGCCCCTTTCCTGTTAATTTAATGCAATGTTCTCCCAATGCATTAGTACAGGATAAGGGCTATATGATTAGAATATATTGAATTGAACTAGATAGATTGATATATTGGTTTTGATTTTCTTCTTGAATATATTAAATTTTAAGATATAAGTATCATGAAATCCTCTATATATATCTAAAGATGCTTTATCTGGTTTTGCTAATGATATAATTCCCGGAATCATCATTACAGATACACCACCGATATTTAATATTCTATATGGATCACTTACTCTCATACTAATTAGATCTGGATATGCTTCTCTAAAATCATCTATACCACATATAGGCTGATTAAGACTTATAAATCTATCTCTCATATCTATTATTCTATAATACAATGGCATATCATAATTATATCTAAATTCATTACAATTTGCTTTTGGATTACAAAATCTCTCTATATCATAGAATTTACATACTATATGAATACCAGTATCATCAATTTCTGCTATAGATAATTTAGACTCAAAAGATAGAGTAGTAATGTAGTGGCCATCAATAACCACTACATCATCTACACTTGATTTCATTACCTTGAGTATCTCATATAATCCCAATATTACTTTTTCTATCATAACTTTACCGTCCTCTTTAATTGCTCAATGTACTCATTCGTATTTGGCATATTGCCATGGAATATGACAGCATTTCTTGAGAAGTTTCCAATAAGATCTGGATTAAATGTAACACAATCATTACTTCTAAACTTCTTATACATTGCTTGGGAATATCCAAATCTTATATCATATTCATATTTCATCATAAAATACTCTTTAACATCTTCAAGCAATTCCATGTAATTTGCCATCTTAAACCATCTGCTACATAATAACAAAATATTCTGAGTTGTGATAGATTCAGCAAATTCTTCTTGCCTATGCCATCTTTCCACATTAAATCTATTCTCATATTTATAGATTTTATTTGGAATATTTATACAACCTATCTGAGTATTTGGAGCCATATTATTCTCTAATGTCATATTTGGATGCATAGACTTATAATCATAATCAACCAAATTATCTACAATACTTGATGCTTGATCATTTATCATTAATTTAGCATAATCATTTGTATTCTTCGGATCTCCAACCATAGCTCCACGAATTATATCTTTTTCTGTATTCAGATTATTATTGTTTCCAATAATATATCCATCTAATCTAAACTCTTTCGTGAATCTATTTACGAGATATATTGTCTGTCTATGTCCTTTCTGGTACATTGTATTATTGATAAGACATTTATTGAATATATATTCCATATCTTGGCATTTAGATTCAATACAAACCTGAACAATTGTATCCATAATATTATAGAATACAAAAGTTTTATAATCCAAATATGGAAGCATTGCGATATTTGCTGTAATATGAGAATAATCCAATTTATTTACACCAGCAATCATCTCACCAATATCATCCAATCTATATGAATTAATATTACTTCTAGATTTTCTTCTTGATGCAAATTGAATCATTTGATCTAATACCACAGTATCCATAGATATATCATAATAATCTCTTCTCTCTGCATACTCATCTTTATTCTTTACATCAATATGATATTTAACAAATCTTACTTCAAAATTTTTATCACACATTATATCGGCAGGATCATATTCTAATGCTTTAATTCTCTCTACGATATATGGAGTATCAAATGCATTATTCCAGGCTAATAAAAAAGTTGGCTTTAATTTATGAACCAATTTGTAGAAGGTTCTAATCAATTCAATTTCTTCATCAAAGAAATACATATTGTATTCTAATTCATCTACACCAAACTTCTTAGCCCTCTTCATTCCACCAACAGATTGTATTACAAAACTCTTTAATTCTCTAAATAAATTTGGGCATAATGATTTCTCAAATTCCTCTATCAATGGATTCTTACTATCTCGCAATAAAAATGTATGCACAGATTTATCCCACAGATTAACAAAGGTTAATGCATTAATTGGACATTCTCCCATCTCCGGGAAATCTCCCATTGCATATCTAGAATCAACCTCGATATCGAAGAATGATTTTGTTAATGGAATATTTCTATTCTGATACATCTCATCAAATAATAATCTTATATGATTATTTATGTCCATATCTGAATTAAGAATATTTGGCAAAGTATGAAGTTCCTTATTTCTACCTCTTTCTCCGTTACTAATATTATTATTGTAGAATTTCATATTATCCGTCATCTTTGCAATATTATATTCCAAATCCTTATATGGAACTACAATTTGTTTTAACTTATCTCTCTCTATAAATAATCTTGGATATTCCTCTTCATCATTTGGATCTATATCTTCATCATAATAAAATACATATGGAGGATTCTTCATAATATGATGCTTTGTTTCTCCTGTTTGATTATCTCTATAGATGATTGTAATACTTCCATCATCATATTTTCCATTATCCTGTTTTCTTGGATATCTATACATTGTATTGATCATAGTAATATCAGATCCATATGGATATTCTGGTATTAATGGCTTTACTCCAATATCATCAAAATCTTGTAACATTTCCTACACCTCACTATTCTGTACTACTTAGGAGTTTTTAACTGAGTAAAACTCAACTAATTTCACATAATTATAATTTTATTAAGGAGGATTTTTAATATGTATACGTCTCAATATCAGGCTCCTATGTATGGGATGCCTCAATATCAACAGCAGGTAAATAATATGCCTGCTCAAGTTAGAGTGAATCCACAATATGCACCTACTCCACAAATGCCAGTTCAACAAATTGAAGATTCTGGAATTGGAATAAGCTTTGGTGGATTAATTGATGGCTCTTCTCCAAATTTACCTGTAGCACCACATGTTGTAACTGAATTACCAGAGAAGAAGACTAGAAAAAAGAAATCTAGTAAGAGTGAAGAACCTGTAAATCATACAGAAGAAGTGAATCAAGTAGTATATGCTGATACATACCAAGATACCAATGCATTATTGCATCAGACTATTGGGCAATTAGATATTGTAGCGGGAGAAATGAAAGATGAATTAGATAAAATCATTTCTAGCCGTACCATGAAAGGCCGTCATATGGCTATAGGAAATGTGTCTAAGTCATTATCAGATATGCTTTCTACAAAAGTACAGGCTATTAAAGAATTGAATAATTCTATTAAAGCAGTCAATGATATGGAATACAGAAGAGCTAAAGATAATAGAAGCTTTGAATCTAATCAAGGAGATGATAAAGCAATTATGGATCTTTATAATGCATTTATTCAAGCTCCTGTATCTGCTAATATTCCATCTACAGGTGCATATTCATTACTCGGCCCAAGTCAAACAGATGTGATGTTTGGCGCTAATTCTATTGGAGCAGGAAATGAGATTATTGCATCGGATGGAAGTGTGATTGCATATTCAGATCAAGGGCCAGATCAAAATGCCATGCTGAATAATTATCTCAATAATTTAACTCCTGCACAGAATGCTATGATTAATGAGGGAAAAACAGAAACTGTAGTGGTATACGATAAAGCTACAGGAGCTAAATCATTTCAAGTCGTAGACAGCGCTACAATGGAACCAGTTCCAAATATGCCATTACCAGATCCAATGTTCTTATCTGATACTATTGTGGATGTAAGAAGAAAGGTTGCTAGAAATACTAACTTAGGAAAAGTATATAAGGTAATCACCACAAATGATGATAAAGTGAGTGAATATTAAAAAAGAGAAAAAAGCGGGCGAGCCACCATATACGGCCCGCCCAAGCTACAATATATACGCTGTGGTTTATGCCAAAACATGTTTCCAGGAGACTAATCATATGTCAAACATTTTCAAACCAATATACACAAAAAAAGTTAAGAGGGCAAACTCTCGCATTCTGTGCTCTATTGCTATTGCATATGCGCTGATTTTTTCCCACAGCATACCGCCTTTATATATCAGCGCTGGATGGCGGCTATCCACTAATCATTTAATATTTCTGTTAGTTGCTCTATAGAAATAAATTCATAACCTTCTTGTTCATTTACATACATAACAAATTTCTGTTCATCTGTAAGATTAGGATCTAATATGAAGTTATATTTATCCATAGTAGTTTCTAATTCTGCTTTTTTGAGTTCTTCTTCTTGAGTACTCATAAATTCAAGAGATACATTATCATGAGATCTATAATAATTATTCATAATGATCTTATTAGCATTAGATACAGAATGATTAAATCTAATCTTTATATAATCTATATATTCAGATTCCTTCAGATCATTAATATAATTTATTACTACTTGAGGATCTTCTGATATTATATCATCTAAATCTATTGTTTTATATTTAAATGATTGTATCGGTACAAAATCCATATAGTGTGACATGGTATCAAGATTTATATATGTCAAAAGAAAACCTTTCTCTTGCTCTTCCCCATGTCTCCATCTTATAGGAGATCCACAATAATAGAAATACTTACTATAGCATCCAGGAATATGCACATGACCAGAGATCATTAATCCTAAACAATGGTCAAAATCATCTATAGTAAATAATCTTCCCTGCCCAACATTATCTCCATATACAGCACCTTTAAATGTACCATGCATAAAACACATATCATACCAATCATTATGAAGATAATATTGATATACCTCTTCATCAACTCCATATAATTCAGGAACACACAAAATCTTCGCTCCTTTTATATATTCAAAACGTATAGTCTCTACTAATCTAAAATCTACTGTAGGATCATTTACGTATGAATAGTATAATCTCAATGTATCATTATCGTGACTTTTAGTACCAACAATTAATACTACTGTAGAATTTTTTATTCTAGCAATATTTACTATATCTGAAATCAATAAACTACCATACATAGCTGCTGCAGAATTTGCCATTATCTTATGGTCATATAAATCTCCATCTATAGCTATTATATCTAATTTAGGTAATTCTGATATTATATTCAAATATTGTTCTTTTAAAATATCATATTGAGTTTTAGGATCTATTACCCCCATATGAATATCTGCTATACTAGCAATAATTAATCCACCACGAGATTTTTTATATCTTATATCCATATCATATAATTGCTTATCAGAATCATTATTATGAAATATAACACATTCTTCCATCATATACCTCCAAAAAAAAAATAAAAAAAAAAGAATAGTGCTTTTACACACTATTCTTTTGTTTGAATGATTTTGAAAAGCCAATCAAAGCAAATCATTGCAACGCATCACATTGCCCTTACATGGCATCGCAAGCCAGCGCTATGCCATTGCATATCATTTCTTAACATCACCTCTCCTTTACTCAGTAATGCAGGTCATAGCTATGCCATTGCAATTCTAATCCAATCTAGACCAGTCTGTGCCATTGCAGCACTTTACCAAACTACGCCACTGCTGTACATTGTTGTACTTTACCAAACTGTGCCACTGCCGTACCCAACCAAACTGTGCCACTGCCGTACCCAACCAAACTGTACTTTGCCATTACACAACCATACTGGGCACATCCTTACAATTCCTTTGCAGTTAGCATTTCACTGCTTCACTTCACAATGCCTCTGCCTCACTTATCTATCCATACCATTCCAACTCCGCGCGTAACCTAACTGTACATTGCCTTTGCTTCTCGCTTCTCAGCATATCTATGCTTCACCTTTGCCTTACTACTCCATAGTCGCACTGCACCATTCCATATCATGGCTCAACCACACTGTGCCTCTGCCTCACCACTCCTTACAGTACCATTGCATAGCCTCTCGGCACCTCACCGTTGCGCTTCCATCCCATGCCATGCAGTTCCATATCTGAGCATCACTTCACGGTTCTATTGCCTTGCTATTCCGTGCCCTACAATGCCTCACTATGCCATTGCATTGCCTCTCGGCACAATACCCCTCATTGCCACGCAATTCCATAGCATCTTGTAACAGATCCAAACCTTACAATGCCTTTACATAGCTATTCAAACCATACTCTGCCTTGGCGTTTCTATTTCATTCCTTGCTTGACTACGCCATTTCGTGGTATTCTATGCTTCACTACGCAGAGCCTTAGCTTTTTCATGGCAGTACTATCCACTCTCTGCCTTTGCGTTACCATACAGTCAATGCATCACCTGTCCTTTCCTTTTCATCCAAGCGCAATACTTCTCATAACATTTCCTCTGCAAATCTGTACTACACCCTACAAAGCTATTCCATATCAAATCGACACCTTACTCTACGAGTCTATGCCATATCAATGCAGTTCTGTGCACTGCCTTTGTTCCACGATACTTGGCCTCACAGTGCCATCGCGCATCATTAACACGCCTTTCTGTGCAATTCCATTGCCGCTATACTCAAAGCAAAACCTTGCCATCGCACATCATTAACACGCTACGCCATCTCCAACTCTACTGCGCTTTTCATCACTCTGCCTTTGCATATCGTTATATTGCCATACTATGCCTTTGCATACCACAACGCAACTATGCTGGGCTAATCCTTTGCTTTTCTATACGACGCACAACTATTCAAAGCTACGCCTTTACATATTAAAGCATTACAGCATAAGGCCATGGCTTCTCATATCAACATAGCTCAATTCGTGTCCTTTGCAGGTCGTATCCTTTCCACACTACGCCTTTACATCGTCACACTGAACCGGACTCTACAATGCCATTGCAGTTATATACTCCACTCTTCCATGCATTGCCATTACTTTTCTATGCAGCTTGCTTCTATGCTTAGCCATTGCAGAATAGTTCTACTCATTACGTCATCTTTGAAATGCATCTCAACACGTTGCCATTGCATATTTTTACTTTTCTAAGCATCACCATGCAAATCAGCGCCATCGCTATTGTATACACTGCTACTCTTAGCCATTACACCTCATTATCATACTCCTCAATGCCATGCCATTACATCACTGAACTAAACAATGCTACTCCATTACAGAACAAAACAGTACTAATCTGTACAATGCCTTAGCAACTCCATTCATTGCTGTACTTTGCCATTACAACTCATTACAATACAATGCATACTCAACAATGCAACTCCATTACAGCACAATGCCGTACTCATCTGCGCCTTGGCGACACTACTCATTAATATGCATTGCCTTTGCTTTGCCCCACATGTCGTAACTGTGCCTTTGCTGCGCCAGCCTCTTCATCACTTCTCCGTTTCGAAGCACATTAGAACTATACTGCACTCGGCCTTTGCTATGCACCTCTAAACGTTACAGCGCCTTATCTATTCATAACTAGGCCATTGCATTGGTTTTCTATTCCTAACTTTGTTTTCCTCCTCTCTTTGCGTTAGGATAAATTTATTTATAGAATAGCAAAGAATTGGATGGACCGTCATGATCCATCCACTATTATAATATATGCCTGAATATAATTGACTTTACCATTTTATTCTATTGGACCTACAGTAGATTCATATATTAACTTATTATATGCTAATTCCACATAGCATTCAAATAAATCTGCTATTCTTTTCTGCACATATGCATTTATTGTATGAATTAGCATAACATCAGAATCAGAATCTATATCTGTTTTACCATTATCTACATAGAATGTAGTTTTTTCTTTCTTACCATAGTCTCTATAGACTCCAATATTTAATTTCTCATGTGCTCCATCATCTGCTGTATATGCAGCTTCCATAGTGATCTTAATATACATCTTCTTATCAGTATAATCAAAGAATAAATCTCTTTTCTGATTAGAGAAGTTATCGCAACATACACTAGATTTCTGCACATTCTGATAGAAATATACCTTCTCTATGGTTTTGATGAACTCAGCAAATTCCCACATCTCTTGCCAAGTTAATGTGTTTTTAAGATCTCTGATATGATTAATCAGGTCATAGCATCTATCATATGCTTCTTTCACTTTCTTTTTAATTCTCTTTTTATCATGCCTGCTAGTAATTCCATTAGCATCACCATCTACAAGAGATGGATAGTATACTGTCTCTACTAAATCGAATAAAGCTGTTATATATCTATTTTGAGTATCTGTATACATTTATTTACCTCCTCTTGAAATACCAAAGAGTTACATAATATCCTCATCTCATTTCTCACTATATGAGATAGTACAGCCATGGGATCAAAGTCAAACTCTTTCATAGTATTCTCATTGTACTTTCTAATTCTAGACTCGTTGATGCCAAGAATCAAGTCTCCATCTCTATATACAATGCCTATATCCCTTTTATTAGGATAGTCATAATAATGGAAGAATACTATATTTGAAGATACAAAGTTTATGTAGTAATACATAGGAGAACTATCATCTTCAAATGAAACAAGCTCTCCATCATTGCATATATGATTACCGCGTACAGAGATTTCACATTTAATAAAATCCTCTAATTCCTCCATAGTAAGATTCTTTACTATTGTATCGATCTCTTCGTATATCTTTTTAATTGCCTTCTCTTTCTTCCTGTTATTTATATGCCCCATAATACCAGTAGATTTTGCAGATCCAATACTTGCAGAAATCGTAATCAATGAGTTCATAAACATTTTACCTCCTATCCCTTGACTCTCATACCTGTAATATTTTTATATTCATTTTCAACCATCATTCTCTGCCAATATGCCATTGCCAGGTTGACAAATAATGCTTCACATGAATCCATATATCCTCTCATCTGAGGGTCACTAAGGTCAAACATCATCTCCTCTGGATGAGTTTTTCTATATTTATCAAGTCTCAATATACAACAACCATCTACATCTATTCCATATATCTCTCTTAATACTCTTCTGTATGCTGCTACTTGTAGAGTATATTTCCAAGAGAGATAATTAGAAGTCTTAAAGTCAATTAAGTATGTCTTACCACCTATTAATAATAGAGCATCTAGTGTTCCTCCATATAGATCACAACACACAGGATGCTCAATCATTAATGGCTTCCACTGGTAATTATCATTGATATTATTTATCCACATCATAAACCCATGAAATGCATTCATACACATCTTTCTATACTCTTGTGGAATAGTGGAATAATCTGGTAGAAATCGATATCTTAAGAAGTCTTCACAAAATTGATGAACGATAGTGCCTTTATCTGCGGCACTATCTCTTACTTGATCAATATCTTTATTATATCTACCCATCTTTTGTGCCCAATACATTAAGTAATCTTCTGATACCATTTTAGATAATATCTCTGTCACTCTTGGTACATGTATTCCTTGAAATTTGTACGGTGATCCAGCAAAGACATCATCGGAATTATAATTATTTGACATCATATAAGCCTCATTTCTGTTAAAATTAAACTTACCTACGAGTTCAAACGGCTGTAGAATAGTAATTGAACATTAGTAATAATATTTAAAAAGGAGGAATGGGCCGTGGATAAACCAATCAGCCGTAATTTTTCTAGTTCATATTTATATGGAAAGACAAATTATGAAAAGAATATTTTCAATTTCATTATGAATGGTGATGAGATTGATAAGACCTCTGTAGCCTTCGAAGATGTTATTTTTGACTTCAAGAAGAGACAGATCAGTTCTAACCTTTTGAATGTATTAAGAGATAAGAGAGTAGTATTAAAAATTGCTGGTTCTCCTCTGCCTAAAGCTTTCAAGGTTATATATGCTAGAGATCCAAGAGATAAGAATCTCAAAGTGTTTATTGATGTAACAGATATTCTATCTTTTGATAATGGTATGTATTCTTGTAGATCTATTGATCTATTGATCGCATACATTATCTCTGCTAATATGCAACTGATTTACTTTGATACTCCTAGTAGATATACTTCTAATATGAGTGTAGTATCTTCTGCTACAGGAGCATTTGCTGATCTATTTGTATATATCTTAGATTATTTAAGAATCAATGGAATATCTGCTCATAAGAAGCAGATGACTTATTTGGCCGCTACATACTTCCAATATAATTTACTTGGAAGACCACTTAATAATTCTGCAAAAGCTATATCTCTTAAGATATCTAGTCTTACAGAACGGGAAGCCTCTATTGTAGACATGAAGATTGATAGTACAGAATTAGATTCTATTGATACTTTCATTCCTGCAATAGGAAGATTATTGGGTTCAAAGGAATTAACCTTGGAAGTATTTATTGACAAATGGGCTTCTATCTTTGGCCCTGGCACATATTTTGCTCCTGAATTATTTATCGCATTCTCATCTATGCTTACAGATGCATATGTGGGGTGTTATAATAATAACCAGAGAACCATTGAAAAGGTTGCTGGTAGAAACATGGTGGCATATACTAATGCTATGCTTAAAGTTGAAGGTGATATATTATGACAAATGCAACTGTGAGTAGAGTTGAAGAACTCAGACTAGCATCACAAGGCATCACCAATCAATTGCAATATGAACTTGCTCCTCATCTTGCAGATAAATTTGTGAGATTTGAAGAGAATGAAGAAGAGTATAAACAACTTGGAGTCTATGCAAGAATAAACTCTGTAGATAAATTCAGAGTATTTAGAGTTACAGGACTAAGATTCTTTCCAAGATTTTCTGATAAGAAAAAGTATTCTAGAAGAGATACTTTAGAGAATATGGTAAATGATGAAGTAGTATACCCATTCTTATTATTTATCAATAAGTCTTTTGTACGATGGTCTAGAATTGAAGTACTTAGAGATTATGAGTATACATATCTTCTTATTAGTGGTCTAAAGAGACATGAAGAAGTGTCTTTTAATATCATTGAAATGCCATGTAAGATAAGATATGGTGAAGATGATGATATTCTTCCACATACAGAATGCCAAATTGGAATATACTTCAATAGGTATGGGTATATTACATATGGAGATGATATAAGGGCTAGAGTAGAAATACTTGACGAGAATATATTTGCTTCATATCAGACTGTGACTGTGAATAAGCCATATATATCATTTAGTGTAGGTGGTAGGCAGACTGCTATATCATCCATTATATGCTTTAAGGATGGTATTATAGATCCTGAAGGTACCGATGAATTGAAATATGTGGGATGGAATGCATATGCTAATTTGAATCCTGATGATTATGGATCTAGAAGATATTTAGTATTTTATAATACTAGAAGTAATCTATCTGTTAATCATCAATATACTCCTTGCTTAGATCAAGAGTTTAATAAGAGATATTCATTGACCTATGTCTCTAATACTCCAGAGTATTTAAGAGAACTCTTCAAATTATCTGAGTTTAATTTCACTTATGATAAGGAATTATCATTTGATGAGAATATAAGAAACTCATTGACTTACATTATGGACTTTGATGCTAATTTGATTAATCAAGCTTATAAAAAAGAGACAGATATATTCATAGATCATTATACAGGTAAAGAAATTAAGAATCATGCCAAAGCTTATGGGCCTAATAAGAATACTATGAGAATATCTAGGCGTAGACTTGGCAAATTTGATGCTATGATGCTCATGTTTAAGAATGGATTACTATATGATGAATATGATTATAATAATAATCATATTGACATTTCCTCTTCAGGTATGAAAGATTCAGATAAGATAGATATGATGTTCACCATACCATCATACTTACCTCCTTTGACCATCAATATACCAGATGAAAATACTCCAATCTATATTAAATCAGAATATGATTTGAGCAGATGCAGATTATTTACCAATGAAAAACATGATTTGGATTATGATGTATTCAAAATAGATCCAGATGGCAGAACCCAATTTCAATTGGTATTTACATGTGAAAAGCATGAAGGCAATATGTATTATTTCTTCTTAGAAGATCCATATTTCTATGGAAGAGATATTACATTAGTACCAGAGAATATGATGGTTACTCATAGAATTACATTAGCAGATAGCGATCCAGAGACTGATAATGATTATTATTTCTTATTACCTACAGATTTTAATTATTGCCATGGTAAGAATCATTATCTGGTATTTCTGAATGGAATAATGCTGTCTAGGCAGAATTTTACCATTACAGAACCAAGAACAACAAGACCATTTGATAAGATATATCTATATATCACTACTCATTTGGATGCTAATGATGTATTGGATGTAGTATATATGCCATGTGAATTTTATGATGAGATTTGGTTTGATAAACTAGACCTCACCGGAGATGTAGTTGTTGATGGATCTCAAAATTCTGTACCTTTATCCACTGATAATTATCTTATCTTTGTGAATGGTAAGTTAATCTGTTCTAATGATGTGATAAATATAGATAGAAATAGAGTAAGGATAAAATCATCATATGATTCTATAAACAGTGTACTCTTTATGAGATATAATCATCGTATTGAAGAGATTGAAGAAATCTTTGCTCAGACTACAGAAGATGAATGGTCAAGATATATTGATTCCCTTCCAAGATATAATCTTAATAGAGTTATCAATAATACATCTATGCTGAAACCTGGTACTGCTGATAATTACATGAAAGATCATTATGAGTTATCTACTATCGTATCAGATATTGTATTTGATTTCTATATGAAGAGAGCAGGATTAAATCTTACCAATAAAGTATTTGTATATGACTTTGAGACAGAAGCTGTTGGAATTGATACTGGATGCCGTAGTCTTGCTATTAATACAACTGATTCTGGTAGACATGATAAGATGTATCAATACTGGTATAATTCAACAGATGCAGAACTTGAAGGACAGACCTTTGATAAGAGTCCTGTTGATAACGATCCATAGCACCTCTAGTACTATGAGAAAACATTTAGTTAAATTATGAATAGATTGGAGGTGTAATGATGCCTAGTAAGAAAAGTCTTGGACGGTGGCCTGTCATATTTGCCGATTACCAAGATGCTATAAATGGAAATATCAAGCCTATTCCTAGAGAGTTATTCTTAGATTATCAGGGAAAAGATGCTTATTTCTATGCACCTACTGGAGAATATATTTCAATTATTAAACTCATTAGGTCTGGCATTATTCAGAGTTGGTTGCCGCCATGCCTCACACTTGAAGTGATTAAATCTACATACCCAGATCCAGATTTAAGTTCTGTATGTGCGGCTATAGATACTGGTATCATATATGAATATGTCGGAAATGGAGCATGGATTCCTATTTCTGCAAACTCCATTCCATTGGCATCAGCTAAGAATGATGGATTGATGTCTTCTACAAATTATATTCAATTGCAAGATTGCTATGCAAGAACGAATATAATCTTTGTTGATTTAAATGGGGAAGTTCCATTACCATATAAGAGACCAAATAATACTATTTATGAAATATGCAAAGAAGTTTGTGTAGATCCTAATGAAGTAATTTGGGATTATCTTGAGCTTATAGATTCTGTAGAAGGAGCCATCAAAGATCCATGGGATTGGGATCAATTGTTTGACTTTGATCTTGAAACAGGAGAGATCTATGAGATAGTAGATGGATTACATAAGATTATCATTAGTGAAATGCTTATTAATCCAGATCTTGTTATACCTGAGGGATACAGCTATGCTCATTATCTGTACTCACCAGATTATCTTATCGAGTATCTTGAAGATAAGACATTTGTTGAAGGTGCATATGATGATAGTTGGGAATTTGAGAAACTCTATGACTACAATGAGAATCATGAGGTAGTAATTGTAACCAATATTGGATACAAGTTCATAGATAATATTGAGACTCTTGGCACCATGAACGATAGAGTTGGCACTAATGGCATAGACTCAGTATATTATATGTCAGTGGAAGAAGTTGCCAATAGTATAGAGACTGACGATGACAGCGATAATGAATCTTAGGAGGATATTCAAATATGATTAAGAAGTTAGAAACTCAAGATCAGTATGGAAATAAAATATATAGATATACATCTTCTGATGTTGTATTAGATTTGGATACTGGTCATACAGTAAAGCAGGATATTGACTTACTTATGGGAGCACTTGGATTATCTAGCACAGATACTAGTGGATCTACTCAGGTTAATATCAATGCTACTACATTAGGTGGGTATGAGCCTACTGACTTTGTACAATCATCTTCATTTACTAATTCAATAACCACTATCAATAATGAATTAGCTCAGAGAGCTACATATGATAGTCCGGCATTTACGGGTACACCTACAGTACCAAGTGTTGATATTGGAGATAATAGTGAGAAGATTGCCAATACAAAGTATGTAGATGATACAGCTGCAGCGGTTAAACAGTATGTACAGGATACATTGACTGCAAATGACTATGCTGCTTCTAAGCATACGCATTCAGCATCGGATATTATTTCTGGTGAGTTTGCTGTAACCAATGTAAGAGCTAAGGATGGTACTGATTATACAGCTGCTAGACTTAGAAATATTGCATTTGTAGGAGAGAATGAAGGCATTCCTTCTACATTATCAAATGGATCTCTCTTATTCTCATATGAGGGGTAAATATAACACTACTTCGCTTGGTCAGGTGCTTGGGCATTGCACCTGGCCATCCTTTGTTTAGATTATACTTATTCTAAAACAATATAAGTATATTGAATTTGGGAGGTATACAATATGTCTAGAAAGAAAAATAGTATGAAAAAGGCAGCAGAGGGTATTGCAGAAGATGTAGTGGATCCTGAAAGGGCCAAAATGAATAAGCTGAAGAACATGGAGAAACGTTCTAAGGCAAAATTAACTAAGACTATTGAGGATAACACAGAAGATGCTAAGAAAAAGGCTCAGATAGCTTCTGATTTTCTCAATAAGCAAAAATTCAAATATAATAATTTGTATTATTCTGTAAAGGAATTTGAAAATGACGTTTACAAAGTTGAGGGATTTAGAGTAATAGTAAGGGCTGCTCCTTATGCAAAAATTAAGAAATATACATATAAGAAAAGATGTTCCTCTAATAACACTATAAAATATTTTGTGGAACAGCGACTTAAGAGACTGACTGATAGTGAATACACTTTCGCTATTCCATATCGCATCATGGCAGATGGAACTCTTTCTGATCTTAGAGTGTTAGATGCTGCAGATAGAGCAGCTATGGCACTTATTCAAGCAGAGGAGGATTAAGATGTATTCAAGCTGTGCGATATTTTTCTATTGCGTTATTCCGAAAGATAAATCTACAGAAAAGGATAAAGATATAGTAATTAAATCTCAGTCTATTTGTGATTTACTCTTTCTGCAAAGAATGCTAAAGTTCACAGCTGACATAATTATTGGGCATGATGATTGGGAACTAAAAGCAGATGAGATTCTAGATGTAGAACAAGTGTGCAGATCTCAAGATTTTTTACCAGATGGTAGAGTAGTATTTGATGAGATATTAAAGAAGTTTAAAGTCAATCTTGGATTATTCTTTGGAATGAATATGCTTGTACGTACTTATGAAAAGTACTATAAACATTTTTATGATCAATACTATAATTCATTATCCAAGCAAAAGCGGCAGAATCCACCGCCAGCGATGTATTATAATGCTTTTACCAAGACAGTGAATGAGTATATTAACATCGGAAAACGGCACGGCAATATTGTGTTAGTGCCACAAAAGTAGAGTCCTGTATCAGGACTCTATTCTTTTATCTGAAAGGAGACTATTATGCAGAATTATAATGATGAAGGTTCTATTTGCCTTATTTGTAACAATTGTGGGAATGTAACTACTGGAAATGTGCATGTATCTGTGGTAACGGAATTACCATTAATAGCATTTGAAACTAAATTTTATTCTCAGTGTTCAAAGTGTGGAAATGCATGTACAGAATGTGGAGATATGATATCTACAGCATTACAGATTCTTATTGAAAAGAATTATAATGTAGTAAAATCTAATCAATGTGATTGGGGAGAGAATTTGTACGATCCGTATATTAAGATTCGTACTGGAATGGCTAAATTAAATCCTCCAGATGGATGGGCAGATGTAACAGATCCGGCTGTACATTCATTCCAAGTCTTTGCACCTGATGGCTCGTATGGCACGGCAAGTAGTAGCGATGACATATCTGAATATGCTGTACAGAAGTTCTTTGAGTGTGAAAGCGATTTCAATATCACAAGACAAGCATATATCCGTCAATTAGAAGATTGGGCTATCGGACTTCCAGAGAATACGGATATCACGACATTAAAGAATGTCAAAGAGCAATTTGGCGCTAATAAAGAGAGTTAAGTTTTTAATCGTCTGATGTTTGTGGTGTTCTAATCACTACAGACCTGGGGCAATTAGAACATTTTAGGGGCATAAACATCAGATTAATCAATCCGAAATGGAGCAATAAATATGAAGATAAGTAATAGAGAAAAACATTATGGAAGTGGTTTTTCAGCAATAAAAACCGACAGAAGAATACCAGTTAAATATGATTTACAGGTCTTAGATTTGATGGCAACTTATGTGGTTAGCGATAATGCATACATAAAGAAATCATCATTAATTAATCTCAGAAATTTAATGCATTTACTTGAGATGGATTATTATATTAATGATCCAGAAAAAATGAAAAGAATTAATTTCATTAAGAGAGGATTAGATGGAAGATTATCTGGATTACATAATCCTATTGCAATAATCAAGCATGCAAATGGTGGTATCTTAAATGATGAATCATTCGTGCCGAATGAAATGTTATTATCTACTGATGAATTAAATTGGTTGGATGAGAATGTGTCTGAGAGTTTAAAGTATTTATATATCTATGATTATGCAGATGAATTATATTTACTTTTAGACAAATTCAAAAATGGTGATTTCCATGATAGGGGAAGTATTGTATCTCAGATTGAGGGCAAAGTTCAAGATATGCAGACGGCATTCAGAAGGGCTAAAACCGAATCATCACAAGCTCAGATGTTCAGCTTAAGAGATGATAGATATGATGTTTCTATCTCAGATATCCACAGAAGAGCCACAGATCCGAATAGAAGATTATTGTCTGGTATGCAGGGTATGAATATACTGGTTAATGGAGGATTTGAGTCTGGACGAGTATATGGATTCTTTGGAATTACTGGTATAGGTAAATCATTGACTTTGTTAAACTTAGCATATCAATTAAAGAAATATAATAAGTTTTATAAAGCAAAAGATCCGACAAAGACTCCAGTAATAGTGATTCTTACAATGGAGAATGATGTAGATGAGACTGTAAAGAGATTATACTCTATTGCTACAGGAGCTTCACATGATGAGTTTAAGAGTGTTCCACTTGATGAAGTAAAGAGAAGAATGAAAGAAGATGGTGAGTTATATTTATCTGATGACAACCCCATTGATATCATTATTAAATATATGCCGTCAGGTGGTGTAGATACATCTTATATGTATTCATTGGTGGAAGAATTGGAAGATGAAGGTTATGAGACTATAGCATTTATACAGGATCATTTGAAGAAGATCAGGTCTGCAAATTATAGAAATGCTGATTTGAGAATTGAATTAGGTGAGGTGATTAATGAATTTAAATCATTTGCAATTGCAAAAGATATTCCGGTATTTACATGCTCTCATTTGAATAGAGATGCATGTTCCAAGATGGAGATGGCGACTCAATCTAGTAAAGCAGATGTTACTAGAATGCTTGGTAAGTCTAATATGGGTGAATCATTATTGATATTGGATAATATCGATTTTGGTTTTATGATTAATGTGGAATATGATGTAAATGGGAATAAGTATTTGTGTGTATGGACTCAGAAGAAGAGAGACTATACGCCGATAGACTATGTAGTATTGCCGTTTGGTAAGAATGGAATTAAATTAGAGGAGGATTTTTATCTTGACAAGCCTTTATTCAAGGATTCTATAGGGGATACTAATGAAATGAAAAGGGCAAAAATCAATACATCTCAGTATTCAAATATTAGAATGCTGTATGACGATGATGAAGAAGAGGAGGATTCATTTACAGGAGTAACAAAGTATAGTGTATATATGGATGAACCTGATGAAGAAGAGAATAAAGATACAGATGATAAGTCTGAACAGCCAAATCCAATACCTGAACCAATGCCAGTATTTAGTTCAGCAGAGCCAGTGCAGTGTGTGACGTTTGCAGTAGAGCCTAAACGAGAAATGATAGAATGTGTTACATTTAAAACACCGCCTGAGCCAAAGCTAAAAGAATGTGTTAGATTTATATCCAATCCTCCATCAGTACAAAAATATGTAGCGTGAGAAAAATAGAGGTCACATATAGTGACCTCCGTATGAATCATAGCATTCCTACTTGTTCTCTATTGTAATTGATGTATTCTGATTCTGCATTTTTGATTGCTTCTAATAGGGCTTTCATGTCTTGTTTACGAAGCATATATATTGGATTCATAGTAAAATCTTGCGGATTCCATATTCCATTTAATGCAAGAATTAGATATGCTACATCTCTGCATCCATATACATCATATGCTAGCATATATACACCATCGTATCTGTATTTCTTGTAGTCAGATGCATTGAGTTTTACATATAATCGTGTATCTTTGATTTCATCTAAGTAATCAAAGACCACATTATCTATTGTATACATAATGCCATTCTCACCTGCAAGAATTGATGTGTCAAAATATGTTATTTCACTGGAAGCTTCACCGTATTCGATGAATTCTTCTAGAGTATGTGGAGTTACGTTATTGTAATTACTCATAATATTCACCTACCAATGTCATATCTTCAACTTCATAGTCATCTATAGTTGATACTGTGACATAATCGCCTTTATAGAATTTTTGTGGAGATTGAAGTTCTATATAATTTTGCCTTTTATATTTATCCAACTCCAAGTCCACTCCACTAACCACATTAGATTGTGTTGGAGCTATAACTTTTTTCTTATATGGTCCATCTGCATATTCTAATGATGGAGTTAGAGTTGGCAATATAACCTTAGCCATCTTATCGGTGTATACATCTTCAAGTATCACACCACGTTCATTATTGGTTAAATCATCGCTATAGTCTTTTTTAGCCATAATGATCACCACCTTTTTAGAAATTTATTATATTGTTCACCTATTAGAGAAAGTGAGGGTTTTACATGAACACAGCACCATTGGTATTTTCTCAAATATATCCATATATTAAACGAGATGATACTTTTGTATTGATTGACAGAAATAATGAGCCTACGTCATATGAACCAGCGGCTAATCAATATACAGAATTATATGATTTGATGAATCGCAAAGTCTTAGAGATCAAGAGATTCAGATATGGTATGTATGATGAGGAGGATTATTTAGCAATCAAAATAGATTATGATAAGGGGGAAATTATTTAATGCAAGAGAGTTTATTTCAAATGCCAAGTAGATCTGTAAATAATGAATATGAACTTGGCAAAGCAATCTTAGACGAGATTGGAATTAATGTAGGGAATGATTATATTTTATATGATCAAGACACAGGAGCTCCTATCCAATTCCAGGGAAAGAATGTAAAGTTCTCTAGTACTAATCCTGAATTAGTATATATTGGAGCAGGAGATATATTGTTTGATCCAGTGCACAATCTCCAAATGATTACCAGAATGATGGGTATGTATCTGGATAAAGAAGCAGATAATGGTAATGAGACATTATGCATGTATGATGATTATGATAAAGAGAAAAGAACAACATCACATGCAATAAAGTTTTTCCAGAAGGACCAAGTCACTAGTCATTATTATAAGAATAAATGCTTATCCATCTGTGATAATTTCATGGAGTTAGCAAATATGGATAATGATTTAACAAAGTTTGATGATGAGGAGGAATAAAAATGAAAATTTATGTAGGATCAAGTAATGAACTTTCAAAAACTGATGAGCTTATCAAATTTGCAGACGAGCATAATAGCTTAATTATTACATCAGATAAATCATCTGCTGCTGTTGTATTTGCAAGATCTGTTGTATTGGATAAAGATGTATTGGTATGCCCAATTAATGACTATATTGAAAATACCAGGAGAATCAAAGATAAACCATTTGATTCTATTGTAGTAGATAATGCTATTGCTGCATTGAGCGCTGCATTATTGAAATCAACTCCATCTAATAAAAATGAGATAGATAAGATAGATGCTATTAGTATAGGATTTGATGCCATTCATGGATATATTGATGAATATGATGTAATTCCTAAGGATGAATGATATATTTATGAGAGGAATTTATCATGATTCTAAATGAACAGCAAAGCTATATTGTAGAACAAGGAGTAAGGTTCTATAAATATAGCTCTGAGCAATTGTTTCAATATGACGGATTACCTGGGACTGGTAAGTCCGTTGTTATGAGGGCTATTGCCGCAAAATTAGTAGAAGAAGGATTACTCAAATGGAAAGAGATTCTTCCTATGGCATATACTGGGCAGGCGGCAATAGTAATGAGAACTAAAGGATTTCCATATGCAAGATCTATTCATTCATCCATATATACTCCGGAGTATTTACCTAGAGTAAAGGATGGAAAAGTGGTCTTAAATACCAAATACAATATACCTGAATTATGTCTGACTATGGTTAAGAAAGATCTAAAAGATATTAAGCTAATGCTAATAGACGAAGGTTGGATGGTTCCAAGAAGAATGAAGAGGGATATTGAGTCTTATGGCATTAAGATTATTGTATGTGGAGATTCTGGGCAATTACCTCCTATAGCGGATTCTCCTGCATACCTCGTGGATGGAAAGATATATCATCTTAATCAAATTATGAGGCAAGCAGAAAATTCTGGTATAGTATATATTGCCAATAGATGCTTACAGGGATTGCCAATTAATACTGGATTCTATGGTAATGCTATAGTGATAGAAATGGATGATCTTACTAATGAAATGATTGCTGAATCTAATATTGTTATATGTGGAAAGAATGCCACTAGGGATATAATCAATGATAGAGTAAGGCATGATATTATGCATATAGACTCAGATTTACCCACATATGGAGAACGGGTAATTTGCAGAAAGAATAATTGGGGAGTTGAAATAGATGGAATAAGTCTAGCTAATGGTCTCACTGGTAATTGTGTCAGTACACCAAGAATTGCATCGTTTAATGGTGAGACCTTTAGTATGGACTTTTTACCCGATTTATGCAATACTCCATTTTTAGATCTTCCATGTGATTATGAATATTTTATGGCTCCTGCTAGTGAGAAGAAAGAATTAAAAAATAATCCATATAATAACGGGGAAAAATTTGATCTTGCATATTCACTCACTACTCATCTTGCACAAGGAGCCGAATATTCTAGGGGAGTATATATTGAGGAGCAATTAAAAGATCCCTCTATATCTAAGAATCTTAATAATACAGGGGTTACTAGATTTAGAGACTATCTTATATACGTGAAACCTAATCGAAATAAGGTATGGTATTGAAAATGCATAGAAATTAAACTTATTTTTAATTACTAAAAATATATACGAGGGGGATTTTATGCGCGATATCATTACGGCATTAATAATGATGTCACCTGTGATATTTATTTTTGGTTATCTAATGTATGGTATAATCAAAGATATTAATGACTATGGTGATATCGGAAAGGAGGATGAAGATGATAACTAAAATATTTTATTTGGCTCTTGCTACCATTATTATTTTTACAGCAATTATTCTGTTACTCAATATCATATTAGGAATTGCTATAGGAGTATCTGATCTCTATGAAGATGCTACTTTTGACAATGTATGTTCTTTTGATGATATTAAGTCTGCTGCAAAAGAGGTTATGCCAGAGTCATATAATTATATGGCACCTACATTTGCTATAGCATATGCAATTATCAAATTCAGATTATTACTCAAAAAGATATTTAAGAAATGAGTATGTAATGGGTACGAGGTACCCATTACTTTTATCCACAGCAAATCTAGATATGAGTATATATTATATACTGGTATAAAAGGTTTTAATGGTTTTTAAAAAAGGAGGAAACAATGGAAAATGAAAAGAACAAAAAATATGGAATAGTACTTATTGAGAAACCTAATGCAGATGGGTTATCAATAGGAGAAGTAGTTAAATTATTGGCTATTCTTGCATCTGATGAGGTATATCCAGTTGATATTGATGCAGCATCATCAAATAGCAGTGTAGCTATGGGATTTGTTAATCCTATTTATGCAAGAAAGCTTGGATACGACTATGAGAAATCCGGGCTTATTGATTTTATATCTGATATCTTAAATGATATGGATAAAGAAAATGAGACTCATGAATATGAGTATGAATACAATGGCAATGTTATTCCTATCTATTTAACTAGATAAATTGAAAGGAGAAACAATGGAAAATGAGAAACAAATGGTTGAAGCTGTAACGTTTCATGAAAAAGGAGATACTAGTTGGATGGAAGCTGCAAAGTTTGACCCATCTAAGAAATCTCCTGAACACAGACAGTATCTTATTCTTATCAAATACTCAGATCCTGTATCTATTGGATTTGATAATGAATTTATAATTGCAGAGGGCAGAGCAAATGCATACTTTGCGATTAAAGATAGAATAGAGGAAATCGACTTAGAAGAGTCCTCTGTTACATTAGAAGGTAATAGAGCTTTAGTAGATTTCATTACAGTTCTCCAGTTCTTACGTCATGTAGTAGATGAAGAATTGGTTGAAGATGATACCCAGCATATTGTATGTGATATACTGGAGGAATATGAAGGGAGAGAATGATGGCTGGAAATAAGAATAATAAAAAGCGTAATAATTATTTCTCCGATAATATTCAAAAATATGGAGAAGGATTTTTACAAAGATTTGATGCAAAGAAATTAAGGACAGATGCTAGACGGGTATTTTCAGATATAGCATTTGGTAATATTGATTTTGACAAATATTGGCCATATTTTACAGATCCAATGTTTATTAATGCATTAATAGATGCTGCTAATACTAAGCTTATGATTCATAGCGTTTCATATAATGCAATCAAAGAGCAGGAGAAAGTAGCAACTAATTCAGATATGCAGATGGTAAGAAGATATCATGAAAGACTCATGCATGCATATGAGTTATTCTATAATTGTTTCATGTCTATCAAAGCAAATGGATTCAATGTTTCTAATACAAGTGACTTGAAGACATTATCTAATCTCGTATCTCAATATAAGAATGATCTCATAGAGCCAGTATTTTCATCTGGTTCTGGATTCACTTATAATCAACTTCAAATGTTTAATGATTGTACAGACAATTATGATCATGATAGCATTTCTAAGCCCATCATAGAGGAAGAACCTGAATATGTTCAACTTAACCTTAATATCAAGGACAAGTAAGGGAGGTAAACCTATATGGATAAAGCTGTGGTAAGAGCTATTGTGGATGCGGCTGGTGATGGAAATATTTGCATTACTATGGATAATATGCTCATCTACAATACTAATATGCAAGGGAATATTGTTGATTTTGATGATGATAATGAAATTGTTACAATTCTCAGAATCAATGATAACCCTTCTACGATGTTCAAAGATCCATTTGAACTTCAAATAAATAGCTATGAGAATATTCAGGCAATGTCTATCTGTGCATCTAATAAAACTATGAATGATGCATTAGATACATTGTCCACATATATTCCAACCAAAGTGGATAAGATGAAAGAGATGCTCAAGACATCTCCAGCATCAAATACCTATATGGCAACGCCATCTACTGTAAATGTAACAGACAGAGTTGGTTCTAAACCTCAGATGTATCGTACAGATGAATATGGTAGTGCTGGTGAGAAGAGAATCAATAGAAAAACTAATCCACTTGAGCCTATCAAAACGATAGTGCTCAATGAAGATGGAAGTCTTCCAGATGATACGGAGTCTTCATCAGATGATGGAAAGTAAATAACATTGGAGTACGACACATTCGTACTCCATTTATTTTCCGGTTATAGTAAATTATAACCCATCCAACCATATGATAATTCCAAGTGTATAATTTTGTCCGAGCAAACCTCTGTTCAGACACATATTATATACTTGTAATTAAGGTATATTCTGTGCACAGAATATAAAATTATTCAACGAAAATTTTAAAAAGAAAGGAAGGTATTATCATGACTTATGGTAATCAGATGTATGGGCAGGTTCCATACAACAATGGGTACAATTATGGAGGTATGCAGCCGCCAAAGCGCTCAAATGTTTTAACAGATGAGCAGATTGCTATGCTCCGTCAAAAGGGAGCAGGGTTTACACTTGCACTGACTAAAGAGGAAGTACTTAGAGGCCAGTGTACTCATTTAGATGAGAATGGATATCCGGCTTATATTACAAATCCGGATGGTACTTCAACATGTACTGTTTGCGGTCATACTTGGAGAAGTTCTGACCTTACAAATGATGATGTAGAGAAGGCAACACATTTGATTCTCGACATCCTTCAGACAATCAAGATCATGTATGTAAATATGCCGGAACAGTCCTGCAAGGAGTTTATGCAGATCATTCCGATGATTGAGAAGATTCCGAAGTTATATCAGATCGCATCTGATAACTTTAGAAGCTATGAGGGAAGCTATGCTGGATATGTTAATGGGGCAGCAAATCCATTTGCATTATTCGGAACACTTGCTGGTAATGGAGGATATGCTAATATTTATCAGTATCAGCAGACACAGCCATATTACAATAACTACAATAATACTAATTATGGCAATGGTGGTGGCACTCAGATCTATAATCATCCGCAGTTTACACCGCCGTATCAGCAGCCTGTAGCTCAGAATCCATTTGATGCTAATGCATATTCTGCTCAGGTACAGCAGGGATATACACCGCAGACTCAGGGATTTACCTATAATCCAGGACAGCCTGCAGCGTCACCTACACCTGCACAGCCAGCACCGGCACCAGCTCCTACAGCACAAGCTGAAGTAGTTTCGAACGGTAATCACACACCGTAATCACATCTATAAAGCAAATCTAAACCCGAAAATAAAAAATATAAAAGATTAGTCACACCAAACAGTCGTGGGTAGCTCTTAATTGAGCTACCCAACTTTTTCGACTAGGTGTAATTTATATTTTATTCGCAACATCTTTTTGATGACATTTTATGAAATGAATTTATAGGTGAAAGGAAGATATTTTGTCATTATGTGTTCTATGAGCCACAGATTCGAGGATCGTAGAAATTAGTAATTTTCTGTGAAGAAATATTACAAAAATCCTATAAAAGTACTAAGGAGGTTTTATATAATGGCTAAGAAAGTAGTAAATAATAATCTCAATGCAGAAATGATTGAAAACATTGATAATTATGCAGAGAGAATTAATACTATTGAAGACTTCGTAAAAGTAGTTAGACAATCACCTGGTTATCAATGTGGAGCAATTGGTAACCATGGATTCTTAAACCTTATTAGAGAAATTGCGCAAAACTCTATTGATCAGGTAGCAGATCCAAGTAGTCCTGGTACATGGGTATCTTTAATGTATGATGAGAATACCCTTATCGTAACCTGCGAAGACAATGGACTTGGGATTCCGTTTAATGATATGGTAAGAATATTTACGAAGGAGAATACAAGTAAGAATTATAAGAAGAAACCGTTTGAATATTCCTCAGGATTACATGGTGTTGGTGCCAAGGTTACCAATGCATTATCCGAGTGGTTCACGGTAGAATCATATAGATATGATGGAGAAGCCAGAAGACTTGATATGGTTGATGGATATCCAAAGGGAAAACCATATAAGATTCCTAATCCAGATATGAAGCAAGGTACTAAAGTATCTTTTAAGCCACATACTGGAGTATTAGGAGAACTTGATTTGAGTTATGAGATTGTATTAAATCTTATCCGAATCATTGTATCTTTAACACCTATTGGAACGAAGTTGGAGTTTACAGCTATTCCAAAGAAAGGTAAACCATACCATGAGGTATTGGAGAATAAGGATGGTATCATAACAGACTTGATTATGAAAACCAAAGATCCATTATGTGCTCCAATTGTGTATGGAGAAGATACTGGTATTATGAAATGTGATTTTGCATTTGTATATGACACAGGAGCATTAACAGATGGTTCAAATATCACAGCATTCTCTAACTTCTGTCCTACAGAGGCTGGTACTCATATAGATGGATTTGATCTTGGAGTATGCAGATGGTTCCAGAATTATATGAATAAGATATTCTTGGGATCTAAGTCTAAAGTACAGGTTAAGTATGAGGATGTAAGAACTGGACTTAATGTAATGCTCAGTACTGCACACCTGGAGCCAATCTTTGATGGACAATCTAAGAGTAAATTATCTAATGCTGAAATGAAACCATTTGTAGCAGATGTAGTACAGAGAGGCTTAGATAAATGGTCTAAAGAAAAACCTAATGATCTTAATAGAGTTGCAGGGTATTTGAAACAAGTAGCTCAAGTTAGATTGAAAGCAGAAGAAGGCAAGATAAAATTAGCAAAGTCTTATACCAAGTCTGCAATTACTGGTCTTCCAGATAAGTATGTAAAGCCAACTGGAGATAAAGACTTAGAGTTATGGATAGTAGAGGGTGATTCAGCTGGTGGCACTGCAAAGTCCGCAAGAGTGAATGCATGTCAAGGTGTATTTCCTATTAGAGGAAAAATTCCAAATGCATTTGAGAAATCTAAAGCAGATATTCTATCTAATGTAGAATGCCGTGGTATATTAGATATCATTGGTGGTGGAGATCCAGGAAAGAATTGGGGCAAGGACTTTGATATTACAAGAGTAAAATGGAAGAAGATTGTAGGATGCCCAGATGCCGATGTTGATGGATCTCATATCAATGCATTGATATTAAGATTATTGATATTATATGCTACACCAATATTGGAGAATGGATTATATTATAAAGCAGTATCTCCATTGTATAGTGTAAAGAATGGAAAGAAGTATACCTATTTTGTAGACAGAATTGATATGCTTAAGCATTTTCAGAGACAATTCACTGCTCATAATAAAATCACTACTCCAGATGGCACTCCACTTTCCAGTACAAAGCTTACAGCAATATTATTGGAGTTTGCCGATTATACTTGGGAAGTAAATAGAATTGCTAGAACCTATAAGGTTGATCCATATATGCTGGAGAAAACTCTTATGCTTCATAAAGCAGGAAAAGGTGCTAAAGCAATTGCTAAGGAAGTAAAGAAAGATTATCAGTATGTATCTGGAAGTACTATTCTTGGAACCCCCACAATTGAGGGATTGATTGGTACTAAGTATAATACAATATTCTTGAATGATAAATTCTTGAATGAATCTAAGACTATCTTAGATTTTATGGATACCAATACACCAATGATTTATATTATGAACGGGAAACCAACAGGTATGTATGGTTTAATGACAGAGTTTGATAAATTGATGAATGGGTCCACCCTTAGCAGATATAAAGGATTAGGAGAACTTCAGACACAGCAGTTTAGAGAATCTGTCATGGATCCGCAATATAATAGGACATTTATCCAATATACTTTGGATTCTGCAATGGAAGAGATTGAAGCTATTAGAGCTTATGAGAGTAATAAGGCTAAGATCTTAGATCATGTAGGATCTGTATCTAGATTGGATCTTATGGAGTAGGGGGTGATTAGATTGGGTAAGACATATAAAGATGGAAATGACACAATCATAACTCAAGATACACTGGATGGATATGTAGAGGAAATGGCAAGATATGCCATAGCCGATAACCGTAGACGAATGATTCCAGATGTAAGAGATGGATTGAAGCCAGTTCAAAGGCGTGATTTATATGCTATGAGTGAACTTGGAGCTATGTCTGAGACAACTAAGAAGAAGTGCGCTAGAATTGTTGGTGATACCATGGGTAAGTATCACTGTCATTCAGATAGTTCTATCTATGGCGCACTTAGGCCTATGGCCAATTGGTGGGAATGCAAGATACCACTTGTAAGAGGACATGGAAACTTTGGAACTTTCCAAGGTGATGGAATGGCTGCTATGCGATATACAGAGGCTTATCTTAGTGAATTCTCTGTAGAATTTATGCAGATGGTCAAGAAGTATAAATCTGTAGTGGATTGGAGTCCAAACTTCGATAATACTCTAGAAGAGCCAGACTATCTTCCATTCCTTATTCCTACATTATTAATCAATGGAGCTAATGGTGTAGGAGTTGGTGTTAGAATGGATTTGCCACCACATAATCCAAAAGAAGTAATTGCTGCAACCAGAAGATTATTAAGAGATCCAAGTGCGGAAGTAGTATTAGTTCCAGATTTCTGTATGCCATGTGATATCATTGATACAGATTGGAAAGAGATCAGTAATTCTGGTTGTGGTAGATTTAGAGCTAGAGGCAGAGCAGAGATTGGGGAATATAAGAAATATCCATCAATCTTTATTACTTCACTGCCTCAAGGAGTAAACTCCAATTCTATTACAGAGAAGCTTAATGATATGGTATCAAAAGGTGTACTTGATCAGATAAAGGATATTCTTTGGGAAGGCAGTGAGAAAGAAGTAAAGCTTGTAGTACAGCTTAAGAAAGACGCATCTCCAGAATATGTATTAGAGATGATCTATAAGTTTACTGCATTAGAGAGTCCTTATCGTGTAAACTTTGAAGGTATCTTTGGAGTAGATCATTTGAGATTTTCATATAAATCATATCTAGAGGCATTCATTGAAAATGCAAAGATGATTATCTTTAGAATGTATTGTGAGAAATATCAGATTGAAATGACTAGATGGCATCAATTAGATGCATATATCAAAGTAATCTTATCTGGTGAAGTAGATAAAATCTATAAAGCAATCAGAAAGAGTAAGTCTGATGATCTTGATGAACTAGTTCAATGGTTATGTAAGAGATTGGATATTACAGATCTTCAAGCAGGATTCATTATTCATTCAGATCTTGGTAAATTTTCTAAAGGATATCTGCAGAAGTATCAAGCAGAAGCTGCTAAGTGCTGGGAGAATAAAGAACTTTATCAATCTATTATATTAGATGATAATAGAATCATTGAAGAACTCGATAAGACCTTAGAGTATTATGATAAGAAGTACTGTACTCCAAGAATCTGTAGAGTAATCAAAGAGTCTGATACTTCAAATATACCAAAGGGTATTTTTAAGATTGTGGTTACTGAGAAGAATTTCATCAAGAAGATTCCTGAGACAGACAATGCAAATGTAGTAAAAGGAGATTATCCAAATTATATACTTAGAGTAGATAATACAGAGAATCTTTTATTATTTGCAAGTACAGGTAAAGTATTCAAGCTACCAATCTATAAGATTCCATTGACTACTAAGTCATCTACTGGTACAGATATAAGAACTCTGGTAAAGGGATTGACATCTGATGTATGTAATGTGATCTATGAGCCTGATATTGTTCAGGCTTCTAAGATTAGAAGAAAGCATTATATGGTGATAACTTCTGCTGGCAATAGTATTAAGAAGCTGGACTTAGAAGATTTCCTTACAGTACCTCCAAGTGGTATTATATATACTAAATTGTCACCTGGAGATGCAGTAGCAGATGCGAGTATTGTAGCAGATGGAATGGATGTAGTAGTATATTCTGGTCATAAAGCTCTTAGAATGAATATCAAAGATATTCCTCATTATAAGAGAAATTCAGTAGGTGTTATAGCCATGAATACCAATGATAAGATTGAGGGAATCAATGCTATCTATGATGATGTAACCCATATTATTGTAGTAACTCGTAATGGGAGAATCAATAAGATTGATGTTGCTGGATTAAATAGGGGTAAAAGAGCTCAGTCTGGTAATAATGTAATCAAGTTGGGTAAGACAGATTCTATAGTTGGTATTTATGGAGTGAATGATAATAATCAGATTAGATTAGTCACTACAGCAAACACCTATACTTTAAATGTATCAGATATTCCAGTAAGTAGTAGTGCTGCATCTGGAGTTAAGATGAAGGAAATTAAGGGATCTGAGATAGTAGTAAAGGTGAAACTATTATTAAGATAATAAAAAGGCTAGCATAATTGCTAGCCTTATCTTTTTTGGGATTTACCATTTTTTCAGGTATATATTATACTCATGTAAGTACTTAGAAAGAGACAAAGGAGGAGAGAGAGATGCTTACGTTAAACAGGCGTCTTGTGGAAGACGCAATAAAAGCAACGGGGATTGATGAATCCATCATCAATCAGTTGACAAGACCTAATTTCTATAATGAGGTCATGTCAGCAACTGACCCAGATTCCAAGGATATATTTATGCTCTATGGGGTTCTTGGAATCGAAAACAAAGATACCATAGAGAGGAGGAAACCTGAGTCGGATAGAGACAGCAAGCCAGCAACAAGTAAAGGCATGGTTTCAGTATCTCAAACAAACTTGATTAAATTAATTAAATCAAGCGGTTGGGAGATTGCTGAATTTTGCCAGTACGCTGGTCTGTCGTCTGCCTCTAATCTCAACTATATGCTGAAAAGAGGGACCGTCAAGTATGACACTGCATGTGCCATAGCTGCGTCCCTCGGGGTACCATTATCTAAGATAGCATCAGAGTCTGATATAAAAGATATTGATGTTGATAAGGTACCTCAGATGCCGGAGAAATTTAAGAAGAGATCTAATGATCTTACAATACATGTTTCTGCGGCTATAATGAAAGAGGCTGTTACAAAATTTGGCCTCTCGTATGAGGCATTTGCTTCAGAGATACATGCAGCTCCATCTCTGATAAAAGAAATTATGACCAGAGGTGGCAGGATTCCTCAACTGTCTGCATACTTGATGAAGATGCGGACAGGTGTAGATGCGTCAAGGCCGGTTAGCAGACCAATCATAAAACCGGGTAGACGCTCAACAACAGAGCAGCCTAAGCAAGAGGTAAAAGAACCTAAGCAGGAAACAAAGACCACTCCAATTAAGGAAAAGGTGGAAGAGAAGAAACCTGAACCTGAAAGGACCGATGTAATAGAAGGTCAAATGGAGTGGGAAGAGTTTGTAAACAACGAGAAGGCAAAGAGAGAAATGCAGGAGTATTTAGAAGGACAACACAAGCAAGAAAGTCTTCTCAGAGCAAGCTCTATGGCATTAGAAGAAAGGAGGAAGATTATGGTACAAGATGGAATGATCAGTATTGAAACATTAATGACGTTAGTATCAATGCTGAATACAAGTCCTGAGATAAAGGATTTGTTTATAACTTTGTCATTATTACCTGATGACAAGAGATCTGTGATCATCAATGCTTTGAATACATTGATCACAGCATTAAACGTCAAGTAAGTTAGTGTAGTAGTTACGGGAGGATAATTAATGGAAAACTATGAGGATGATAGCTTTGAAGCTAATGAACAATACTTCGAAGAGGAAAGTAATTTAATTCCTAAGAGGTATAGTGATGAAACACATGCATTAAAAAGAAAGGAGTAGTTATGCGTAAAGAATTTCAGATTAGTGGTCTTGTTGAGGTAGCACCTGGGACAACAGAAAGCGAGTTTTCCGAAAAGTTCATCAATTTCGTTGAAGACAATGGATGGACATTTGGTGGATCCTTTAGGGAGGTAGTGGATGATCACTACGTTAATCCTGACGGATCATTGGGAGATGAAGTGGAGGTATAAATCTGCATAGGGCTCAGAAATGGGCCCTATTATTTTTAGTCATGGAGGTGTACGATGACATATTATGACATGATGAAAACCGATATTCCAAAGATGTTTAAAATAGCTATCAATATGTATAGCATAATAAATAAGGTAAATATATCGGTAGAACCAGAATATGCAGATACATATTTTGATGTAGCCACTACAGGAATAGCCGCATTTGTAAATGGAACAGCAATTGGTGATAGCAAATATGCATGTATATTAAGAAATCCATTTGATAGCTCAAATATCATATGCGGATACGTGTCAGAAATTAGCAATGATGAAAGACACGGCAGATGGAGTTTCGATGAGAAAGACTTCAAAGGCATAAAAAATATGTATGACTTGAGCAATCAATTTGCCAAATATATTATAAAGAATTATGCCGCGAATAAGTATGGGATGGTATTTAATGATAAAGATTATGATGGCATACCTATATCTGTTGTGTGTGAGACCATTATGAGATCAATTTATCAATGGATCTCATCCAATACCACTACAGATAATAATGATATATTTCTGGATTGTGGTAATGGAAATATAATCATTTCCAGACTACTGGATGGAAATCTGATTATTGATCCGTTCTTTAAAAAGCATGGATATTCTGATAATATACTGTGCTTGGTGAATAATGAGGCCTAGGCCTCATTATTTTTTATAAACCTCCTTTAGAAAAACATTGATATAATTTATATCTGAGAGAGGTGAAAATATGTCAGCAAACACTTCAGCAATTTTAAAATACATATATCCATTAATAGAAACTAGTCTATCTCGTAATGGTGGAGTTAAGAAATATAAAGATTGTGTGCAAAGATTCTTTGAATCAAGACCATTTATTTTTTCTAATATTCCCAATAATAGAATACCATTTGGAGCAGACCAAGTTAATGATTTCTATACTTCTATGGGATTTACCCAAGATCAAGTATTAGAAGGACTTAAGAAGACATTCTATTGGGATATGAATTATTCTCCTATATGTGCTAAAGATCCATTGACCGTAGCAGCACTTATGGTAGTAAGATATTTCTTAGAAAAAAATGATACAAAGAATGCACAATTGGCAGCCATATATCTAGCATTCACTGGAAAGATGTATGCTTCAGTTCATAAAGGCCAATTTCCTTTTTTGGCAGATGATTGCGATCCAATAATGACTTATGTAGCAAATACACAGATTACAGGAAAATTTGATCTTAAAAGAGAGCAGAATATATTTGGTGTAATACGTAAGACTTGTGATAGTTGGATTGGTGCATATAAGTCTAAATTTAAACGCTGTACTGATGATGATGTGGGATATCTCTTAAAGCAATTACGTAACCGTATAGCATCTTTCATGAAGAATTTTGCTGCTTTATATTATAAGGCTTACGAGAATAAGGATTATCTCAATTATGAATCTGATAATTATGATGATGATTCATATAGAGTATCAGATACAGATGTAATTAGAGCAGATAGATATGCAGAGAAGACTATGCATTATATGAATGCAAATGCAATAGACTATAAGATCTGCACTATGTGTGCTGATCAAAATGTCCGCAAGGATGAGATAAAAGAGATTATGGAATCTATTTTATCCAATCCAGATAATATTCCAATCATGAAAGAACTAGTATCAAATATCATTGCTGACTATATGAGAAATAGTGATACTAAGGACGTAAGAGATCTTCAATTTGTATCTTACAGTGTTACCATGAAGCCAAATGCCAAGGATCCTAATCTGATTAGAATTAAGGATATTATTTATACATGGCTGGAAGATAACTCTGCTGGATATAGAAGACGTAAGAATCGTATTGCTACTAAAAATTCATACTATAAAGCGGTAATTGAATATGTGGTATTGATAATCAATAAAGCAAATAAATAGGAGGTAGATATGGCTAAGATTGATCATAAAACAAGATTAGAAGTAGAGAAGATGATTTATGATACATATTCTGCAGTAGATACCACTGGTGCTAATACAGAGTATTGGAAAGCTAAGATATCTCCTATGAGTGATGATGAGTTTTATAAATTCATGAAGAGAAGATTACCATTTAGATATCATCTTACTACATTTAAGAATGAGCCTAAGATGGGTAATATCTTGAAAGGCTTTAAGATTATTGGCAAACCATTATTGGAGAAAGTAAATCTACCGTATCTTTATAAAAATAAAGAAGGTAAACCAGTACAAACAAAAGAGTGCATGATATTATATCTGAATGTACCACGTATGAAACAGATGCTTCTTAAGAAGACAAATAATGCCATTGATGCTACTCATAGAGATATGGCTGGTATGCTGATGAACCAAGACAAGGGCGGTAAGATGTCTGATAGAGAGTTTCAATCATTGTCTTCTACAGACTTGAATAACACCATATATGAATTTTCTGGGCCTAGAGCAGATGCTATGAAAGTAAAACAGCAGATGAATAATATCATATCCCAGAAAGGATTTGTATCTCTAGAGGATATTCCAAAAGATAAAGAAGATTCATTGGCTAAGAATATGATGAATGCATGGCTAATTGGATCCAATATCATGACTAATCTGGTGTGTACAGACTATGAAACTCCAAGAACTATAGAGCGTAAAAGAAATAGGGGAGTAGAAAGAGTATAGATTATGCAGGGTCCTTAGAGGCCCTGCATTCTGTTTCTTTTTCAAGCATATATTATAATTGTAATAAATATGAAAGGAGCTATTAAAAATGAACCAAGATCCAAGAATGAAACTTAGAGGAAGCTTAGAACACAATCTACATTATCCAGATACCCAGGCAATAGATATGGTAACTAGGCCTGTAGAGGATGTGGACAAGAAGGCAATCGTCAATTATCTTCAGAATCACTTCATTACCATGAAGCACTACTATGGTAATGAAGGAATAGTTAGAGATATTGATGCATTAGAGTCTCTGCTATTTAGTGATGTGGGTGTAGACATTATATCATTATCATGCGTAGCTTCACTGATTGAAGGGGACAATGGTGAAGTGGTTGTCGACAGTCCATACTCTATGCGGATTGTACTTAATACTTCATCGAAGAAGCAGTTTAAAGTGATATTCGTAAGAAAAGGAGAGTACAAAAGTGCACAATTTGATGTGACAGACATGATAGCAATCGTGTACTTTATTAGATTGTATGCAAATCGGAATTTTGGGATTACAAATGAAATTTATGATACTATTTTAAAAGATATTAAGAAGAAGAAGAAGGAAGCAAAGAATAAATAATAGAAATATATTTGGATTGATTATTAGACGGGGTTTTAAACAGCCCCGTCTGTAATTTCATTTTTTAGTGATTAGATATTATAATTATGAGATGGGTAAGAATTACACAGTATGACACACTAAAACTCATCTCTACCATTACTAAAAATACATAAGATAAATTACTCTAATTGAGTTTATATTTATTCTTATGCATTTTTGTGGTGGAGGGGGCGTAATGCCCCCATTAACCTATTTATTGCCAGAAAGGAGGAATATTTACATTGGCAAAGGTAAATGCAAAGGAGTAGTGAAGTACCGAGTTATACTGCAAAGGTATGGCAAGGAGAGGCGCAGCTTAGCATAGCAAAGGAGCTGTACGGTGGAGCTTTGTAAAGGCAAGGTACAGTTTAGTGTAGCAATGCAAAGGAACTGTGAAGAGCTGCATCGCAGTGGCTTAATTTTGAAAGGTAAGGCAACGGCAAAGTAAAGTGCCGAATTACACTGCAAAGGAGAAGTTTTGCAATGTACAGCAGAGTTGCTATGTAATGGCAAAGTACAGCTTTGAGGAGTATGGTGAAGGCAGAGCTGGGAAGAGTAATGTAAAGTCAAGATAGCATATAGCTCTGTCGGGGCAAGTGCAGCAATGGCACTGTGAAGTGATGTGCAGTTTTGATAAAAATTGCAATGGCAAAGCGGAGTGGAGAATAACAACGCGTGTCTTAGCATAGTAATGGCAAGGTGAGGATGTGCACCGATGAGCGATGGCGATGCATGGAATTGCAAAGCCAAGGCAAGGTGAGGATACGAATCGTGAGGACTTGCTATGGTATGGTAGTACCGTCAAGTGTTGCTCTGAATGCTAAAAAAGATAAGAGACGTTATATATCTCTTATCTTTTTTTATTTAATAATACTATAATAAAAAGGAGGACTTTAATTATGTCAATAAAGAGAACTTTATCAATGGATTCTAAAATGATCACTAAGGTATCAAAATTAATACTCAATGCATATTTAAGAGACTATGATAAATATACACAAGATATGAAAAAATTTTGTGATACCAGAAGTTACATTATAAATGGTGCATATGATATGTCATATAAATATGGCGATAATTTTGATACAGGTGATAATTATATTTTAGTAAATGTAGATAGAATTGAGTTTCATGATCCAGATGATTCAACAATCAGAACTAGTGGCAAATTATATGATGCATTTTATTCTGTATCAGTAATTCATGGATATGAGTTATTATATTGCGATATGACTGCGCATTCTATGTATGCAATATCAGATAGAGCAAAGATGATTATGGAAGAACAAGAGCATGATATGTTTAGACGCAAATTGGATAACGAATTACAATATTAGAAGATAAGCTTAGTTGAATTTTTCTAAGTTACGTAAAGTTCAATTTTTTTAATTATATATAATCCCTGTAATGATGGATAATTGTATCTATCAAAATTTGTTCAGGTCTAATAAATGACCAGAAATGGAGGATATATGAAGATAAAGAAGTATGCCGGGATGTTTGATAGAGATAAGGTTGCAAAATATCTTATGCAATCGAAAGGCCCAAGAAGCATGGATGAATTTGCGGAAGATTCTGGGATTTCCAGGTCTACATTATATAGGATACGAAATGGAGAAACATCGAGACCTATAGAACTAGAAGTTCTGGAAAGGATTTACAATAGCCGGCATGAGTCGGCTAAGTTCAGTATGAACGATTTACTTGTTGCAGATGGATTGCAGGCATCTGATGATTTAGATATCGATAGCAAGCAGTCTGAAATGATGATAGCGCATCAAGCTCTAGTGGTAAGTAGCAAAGATATTAAGAAGATATCTAAGATGATTATTTCAAATTATACGAATAATCCTCTTAGCAGCTTTACTGCTGACATGAAGAAGCTAGCATCTAATCCTGCAATGAACCATACATCTACATATGAATTGAATGATGTAGATGTATGCTTTGATCCTGTATATGGAGTATATAATAATCTTAATCATTTTGATACTGATTATGCAGCATCGTATTATGATATTATATACTATCATGTATCAGTAATGGATTTAGATTGTATCCGCTGTGTAGATATGCCTACAAGTGTAGTAGATATGATTCTGCATAGAATCAGTAATATCTACAATGGATATTTAGATTAAAAAAAGAGGGCTGGAAAAATCCGGCCCTTATTTTTTTTTTATGAGATATTCACTATTGGATCATATACAGTATAACTTGGGCTATCTTTAAATACGTAATAAGCCTGCTCTTCAGCACATGTAGCATCTTCTGGATATTTCATAGAATATCCTTCAG